CTGCACCGGACGGGGATAGTCGTTGATGTTCTGCGACAGGGTGACGATGCGAATCGTCTCGCCGAACTCGGTCCTGACATCGGGGTCCAACTCGCCGATCCGGCCCGATTCCCGATCGCCGACCAGCCACACGCCTTCCTCGACCGCATCGCCGAAGAAGGACTCCATATCCCGGCTCAGGGCTATGGCTCGCCAGTAAGGATAGTCTTCCGATCGGCGCTCGTGCCATTCCCCGCTGGCGACATCGTAGGCCAACGACCATTCCTCTGAGGTCAGCACATAGGTCGGGTGGCCGTCGATGGTGTAGACCAACGCGTCCATCTTGCGCTGCTGGATCTTGTTCAACTGGCCGATCTTGCGCTCCACCGATGCGGTCGAAATCCGCACCGGGTTGTAGCCGTTGACCCGGTAAACGATGCCATCGTTGCCGACAAAGCCGAACGTGTTGTCGAAGGCGGCGGCGGCAAAAGGGGACATCGACCCCTTGTCCATGTAGGTCGACGAAATCGCGGTGAAGGCCGGATTGCCGCCAGTATTCTTGAATATCTCGCCGGTCTTGGTGCCCAGCGCCCACAGTTCGCGCTTGTCGACCACGAGGCCAATCAGGGTGTCGTCCTTGCCTTCGGCGGTGAAGAAGTCGAGCGAGTTGTAGGCATCGCCATCGTTCAGTTCCGAATGCGCCATGACATCGGAATTTTCCCTGATCCAGATGTAATAGCCATCAAGGGCGACCACGAAGGACGGTGCGGAAAAATCTCCATCGGTGATCTGTGTGACCGTAGTCGACGACAGGATATACCCCTTGCTTTCCGCCGCCACGGCGACGTCGATACCGTTCTGCGCCATGGAAACCGGACCGGCGCCCGCAATGGCGCCGATGTCGGTGTAGGTCCAGTCGGAATCGACCTTGTAGGCTCGTGAGCCCGAAACGACATAGAGGCTGCCGCCGCGCTCGATCCCGCCCCGGATCGGCCCCGTTGGCAACGTCACCTTTGTCGTGATGCCGGGCGAGCGGTAGACCGCATAATTGTTCTTGCCGTGCGGCTCCAACTGAGCAAAGGCGTTGCGGCACATCTCGCGAGAGACGGCGAATGACCGGCCCTCATTGGCCCGAACGCCGAACTGGACTTTCACCAGCCGCCCGCCATGAACTGGACCGTGCCTTCGTGGCCGTGGCTCTTGGCCTGCATGAACAGAAGTTCGGCCCGTGCAACGATGCGGTCGATCCGCTTGCCGGTCTTGCCGTGCTCGTCCGCCAGTCGGGACGCCAGATTGTAGAGCACGGTTTCAAGCCATTCCTGCGCCACGTCGATATCATTGGACCCGGCGTCGACATCCTCGAAACGACGCTGGTAGGTGTACTTCAGCGCCTCCGTGGTGACGGATGCCTTGACCGGCCAGATGTAGAGCAAGGGACTGGCGTTCAGCGCATCGAAATGCCATTGCGTCGGAATGCCCTGAACCGTCTTGTTGGGCAGGTTGTAATATTCCTCCCGGCTGATTTCGAACATCGGGGTATCGAGCGAATTGGCGTCGCGGTAGCGGATCGACGATATCCGCACCACGTCGGTTTCCAGCGTGTAGGACGCGGTATCGGCGACCAGCGTTTCGGAGCCTTCCTTCCAGCGGAAGATGTTCGGCCCGTGCGTCTCCCAGCCCTTGAGCATGAGATTGAGGGTGTTGTAGGCATCGTTGGTGTCAACGCTGTTGGCGGTCTGATAGGCCGATACCGCGCCGATCATCTTCAGTGCCTTGTCGACGATATCGGCGGCGGTGAGATTGAAATCTGTCGAGCCCGAAGTCGCCATCAGAACAGACCCTTGAGGAAGGTCTTGAACTGCGGGCGGGTGATTTCCGGCTGGCCCTTGAGGGTGCGAACCTCATTGATCAGCAGGAACATGACTTCGAACTGAAGCCGGTCCACCGCATCGACCCGTGCCGTCTTGTCGGCGTCGAGTTCCTGCGCCGTCTTGTCGCGGATTGTCCGCACACGTTCAACCCGGTCGGCGTGGATGGTTTCCGCCGTGCTCGATACCGTCTCCGGTCCGGTGGCCTGATTGTCGACTGTTTCGACCAGCGGCACCCAATAGGGCTTGCCTTCAGCAAGTTCCTCGGGCGGGACCGGAGCAACCATGCTGTTGCGTTCCAGCACCGTCGACAAGTCGCGTGTGATTTTGCAGAACATAGGGTCAATCATCCGTCAGGACATCAGTGGTGTAGTGGATCTTCACGCCATGCAGCCGGGCATCGACCGCCATGGTGTCGCTGGCATCCGAGACATCGCGATAGATCTGGAACACGACGTATTCCTCAGCCCCCGGAGTGCCGGCCACGGTCAGAGCTGCACTTTCCGGCGAGATGTAGAGGTCATCGGTCGTGCCGCCGGTGTCGGTCACGGAAACCGCCGTGCCGAACGCGGTGTCGAGCGCGTCGTCATTGGCGAAGGCAACAGCCTGCATGAAGAAGACGACGCCGAAATTCGTGTCGGTCGACGGGTGCGACCACACCGCCTGAAAGACCAGCGTGCCCTCATCCCAGTTCTTCGGCATCTGGATTGCGAACTGGACATGCTCATCGGCCGACGCATCGAAATCGAAGGTCTTGACCATGACATCGTTGGTGGCCAGTTCGGTCGAGCCCGACGCGGCGCCCGTCGTGGTGCGGGCATACATGGCAACGGCCGGAACCCAGATCGTCTGTTGTCCGACCGGGGTATCGAGAACCGAGTCGTAGGCTTGAACGTCGGTGCCGGGCTCAAGGTTGACCGTCGCCTTGAACGTCGCTTCGTCGGCATCGTCGAGGATCGATCGGCCGAAGGCGGTGCAGGCGATTTCCTCGACCGTGCCGGCCCCGGCCGTGGAACGCCCGAGCAGGACATCGGTCGCGCTGGTGTCCTGCATCTTGTCGTAGGTGACGGTATCGGCATCGATGGTCCACACCGAACCTGAACTCGAAACCGTGATGTCGCCCTTGTCGCCGTCCGACACCCCGCCCGTGACAGCGGTATCGACATACGCCTTGATCGACTGTTGCGAGGCAACAGCCGTGGCGCTGTCGGACACCAGATCGTCTTCGTCCTTGAAGTCGAGCAGGGTCGCCGTGCCGGAGCCGGAGAACATCGGCACCTTGTTGGCCGCGCTGGTCAGCCCGGCGAGTGCGTCAAGGTCAGCATCCCAAGCCTGGGCATCGGTGCCGATAACGAGGTTCAGGTTGGTGCGCACCGTCGCCGCCGTCATGTCCGAAAGGTTGTTGGCGACAAGGGCAACCTTGCTGTCGTCGGAGAACGTTTTGGTGCCCGAGCCGTCACCAACCTTGATGGTGTTGTCGTCGGTGTCCCACTGGACATCGCCTTCCGCCGTGGGTGCCGGCGCAGCCCCTTGTTTCAGCGTGATCGTCGGTGTCGTCAGCGTCTTGCCGGTGAGGGTCTGTGTCGCGGTCAGACCGACAAGTTGTTCCTCTATCCCGGCCGGATCGTAGGTGGCGGCGGTCATCGGCGTGCCGAAATAGGTCGTGAACTGCGTTCCGGTCGCCTTGTAGGACACGTCGCCCTTTTCGACCTCGAACAGCGTTGCGTCCGTGATCGAATCGACAGCCGTCAGATCGCTGATTGCCTTGTTTGCCATCAGGGGAGAACCTTGCGAACACCGCCGGCGACCCGCCGCTGATCGCCAGCGGAAGTCACACGCAGATTGTCGAACGGCGATTCCAGATCGCCCGGATTGACTTCGTTCGGATTGAGGAACGTGTCGCTTGCCGGCTCCGGCCGGGGAAAGGCCACCGACTGGTGGTCGGGTCGAGCGCGCACAAAATCCTGAGGGTGGCGCGGTTCCCAATCCTCGACACGCACGATACGCCCGGTCCATTCCCGGCGCGTTTCCGACGCCTTGACCTTGAAGCCGGAACGGTCGCAGATGCGGTTGAAGTCGCCGTGCTTATAGCGGTCCTGAGACCCGTCACGGCCACGGCGCCATCTCACGGCTTCTTCACCATCTCGATTTTGAGCGTGTAGGTCGAGCCGTTGTCAAATCCGGTGGTGGACAACAGGATATCGCCGGTTGCCCCGTCCCCGGCGCCGTTCGGCAAACCGCTGATGCGGCTGTAATCGAAGGTGTTATGACCGGTGAGGACCAGGAAGGGGACCGCCGTGAGGGCATGTCCCCAGAGCAGGGTGACGGACCCGCCTTCGATGGTGAATTCGAGGTAGCGGATCTGCACCTTCTCGGCAGGCGGGGAAAGCGCGGATACGTCGACCTTGACGACCTCGCTTTCCTGGCCGCCGGAGCCATCATGAGTGCCGGTGAACTGCATGACGAGGTTTCTCGCCCCGTCATGCAGGATCTGGTTCGTGGTTGTCATCGCCATGGGGCTGATCCCTTCCGACCGCTACGGGATGTCGATCTCGGCCCAGGTCAACGACATGGTGAACAGCCCGGTCTGCGCCACCGAGCCGGCGACGAACACGAACTGGCCGGGAGGAACGATGAGGCCACCGTCGAAGTCGTGCGACGCCGTGAAAATCCCGGTGCCGGCGGATGCGGATTCGATGCTCATCCCGGTCCAGTAGCAGGCGGTGTTGGCAACGACGGTGGCCGCCGACGGGGTGAAGCGCATCGATGGCGCGTTGCCCTGGCCGATGATCGCGTTCCGGATCGTGGTGCCGAGCACACCATCGGTGAAAGCGGAGATGTTGTTGCCAGTCGCAGTCGAGAAGCCGCCGTTGACGTTGGCGAGACCGATGGTGCCCAGGGCGATGGTGCCCGAGGTAAAGCCAACGGTCAGCCGCTGGAGAACGGCCCATTTGTCAGGGTTGGTGTTCCACAGCCCGAAGGTTGCCGCCGTCCCGGTGGAGATCGGAAAGGCCGTTCCCGCCGCGACGGTGGAGCCGATGAAAACCTTCCCCAGAGCTGCCTCGGGGAAATACTTGCCGGATGTCAGAGCCATGATGGCCTCCATGTTGTAAGGGTAAGATGGGCGGGACCGAAGCCTCGCCCGAGTGAAGTGTCAGAAGGCCGATCAGGTCGCTTCGACCACAACAGCCAAACCAGAGGCATTGTTTGTGGGAGATGCCCCATCGATGTAGACGCGGCCGGATTCGCCTGAGGCTTCCCAGTCGGTCGCCCCGACTACGGTGCAGCTCTTGAGCAGCATCAGACCGCTCGGAGACGTGCCCGCCGCGACGCTCAGGGCCTCGGTCATGGCAGTGGCGCCGGACTGGACCGCATTGATGAAAATGCAGTCCTCGAACGTGATGAACCGATCCCAGCCGTCCGCATCGCCGATGACGAAGAAGTTCGCACCCGAAGCGGAATAAGTCGGGAAGACACACCGCCTGAACATGGTGCGGGCGCACCCGTCCACGGTCGAATTGCCGTCGATCTCAAGTTCGGCATTCGCCGCCGCCCTCGTGATGGTATCGAGTCCGATAACACAATCCTCGAACAGACACTCCGCCGCGCCCGACAGTTTCAGCGAGCGCATTCCGGCATCGTCGGCCGTGGTCGTGACACCGCCGCCGGCAAAGTGACAACGGGTGAACACGTTCCTGTCGCCCGTGACCTGAACGGCGATAAGCCCGGTCTGATCGGCGGAAACGCCGTGGAAGACGTGGACGCCGTGGAAGTGGCAGGCATTGGCCGTGATGTTGACCAGCGGGGAAATCGAAACCGTCTGCGTGCCGATACGGGACCGGCCGCCGATCATGCCGTCAGCATTGATGCCGACCAGATGCACCATGTCCTTGTCCCATGTCAGGGTCTCGGTCAGGTCGTCGGTGGTCTCGGATGCGGAATTGCCGGACGCGATCATGAAAATCACGTCGTTCTTGTCGGCCCTCGTCTCGCCAAGTGCGGCGGAAAGCGTCTTCTTGGCCCGGCGCGGCGTCTTGCCGGAATTGCCGTCCGAGGCACCGTTCTCGGAGCCGGTACGATACGGTGCCACGAAGAGCACCTTGGAATCGATGCCGAACGGAATGCCGGGAGGGACGGGAACACCGCCCATGTGGAAAAGCATGTCGCTATGGGTCGTCATTGGAATCTCCATGTCGGCGCACGGCAGCCGGAGCAGCCGGGACGGGTCGCCCCACCGTGCGCAAAGGTCTGATCGGGATTTCAGGGGAAGGGAGCGAGGGGACCCGAAGACCCCCTCACAGAGCTGCTTACGACGAACCTGCCGACGCGAAGAGCCCGCGCCAGTCGGACCAGCCCGCACCCCAACGCTCGTAGCCCTTGGCCTTGGCGTTGTCGGTGTCGAAATCGTTGTCCTTGCGGAACTCGATCCCGATACGCTGGAACAGATTCAGGGCGTCCGGCGCATTGGTCTTGATGAACCATGCGGTGGTGTCGGTCAGGTAGTGGTTGACGCAGACACCATCCGGCAGGAGGCCCATCGAACGAACGGCGTTGATGTCGTTGTCCGCCGTATCGGACCGCAACGTCGACTTGAGGACGCGCTGGCATTCGAACACGAGTGCCGGGGGCACGATCAGCTTGCGGCCCATGAGGCCGATGCGCAAGCCGCGCGTGTTCTTGGCATTCATGGTCTGGATCAGCAGATCCTCAAGGGCGGCTTCGGAGAAGTCCGCCGGAGTCGCCAGCTCGTTCGACTGCGTGCCGTCGAGCGTGACGTGTGCCGTCGAGCACAGTTCCAGACCATCGCCGCCGGTGAAGGACGAGTTGAACGCCCGGTTCAGGACGTTCGCGGCGATGATTTCCTTCGTCTGCCGGAACGAGAACGCCAGAGCGGCGGACCGCTTGAACGCCTTGTCCTTGTACAGGTTGTCGTCCATCTCCTCCCGCGTCACGATGAAGCCCGAAGAATAGGCGACATGCGTGTAGCGAGTGGTCGGACCCTGTGCGTGGCTGTCGTAGGCCGTTGCCGCGCCTTCCGCCTTGACGGGCACCAGACCGAAGCCGGTCTCCTCGACATCTTCCTCGTAGTTCTTGGTCGAGGTCTTGACATCGAAAATGTCGGTATATTCGGTCGGATGCTCGTTGTACTTCTGACCCCACCAGGCGTGGACGCCCGGCCAGAGTGCTTTCGGGTGATTGCCCGTGGTGATAACACCAGCCATTGCTCAATCCCCCTAGATTGCTTCGAAACGACCGGCCGCGCTGATGGCGCCCGTCGTATACTGATGAAGGTTGATCTGGACTTCCCAGATGGAGAACGGGCCGAACTCGTTGCCCGGAAGCGGAGCCAGTCCCTTCAGAAACACCTGATTGGAATAGTCCGAGTCCGGGTTGTCGGAGCCGTCCAGTTCCCACTTGGACCGACCGTATGCGGTGTCCGCCGTGGCCGAAGCCAGATTGGCGAACAGTCCGCTTTCCGTCGCACTCCAGTCGGTGGAGTCGGCGTCGTCGTCGGCCTGAACCTGGAAGATCAGATCGGGGGAATCGGCCACGAAGATCACGCGGTCGGTCGAGGTCACGCGGTAGGTCAGGCTCTCGTGGGTCACCGGAGCGACCGAGACACAGACCCCCACGATCGGGTTGGTGTCGCCGGCGGTCGCGAGAGACACCTGCTGAAGGGTGCCGGCCTCGTGTCCGCCGAAAGCGGCAGTGTTGGTGCTACCCGTGAGGGTAACGGGATCGCCGGGGGCGATCTGTCCGGTGGCCCCGGTCGCGAAATACGGATTCGACTGACCCTGATAGGGTGCGCCGCTCATATACCGGACCGGCTTCAAGCCGAACGCATTGTCGGTGTTTGCCATTGTTCAGTTTCCATGATTGGGGAGGGAAACCGGGCAACGGGCTTTCAGTCCGAGATCTTGATCCCGTCCTTTGGCACGTAAGCCTTGTCTCCCGAAAGAGCACGCGGGTCGTTGACGACACCTCGTTTGAGGTCGTCCACGGTCGCGGTGATTGCTGCTTGTGCCTTCTGGAAATCCTCGGCATGAAACTCTTTCGGCTTGCGGACGAGATAAGCCATCTGCGGCTTGCCGTTTGCGTCCTTGCCGACAATGCGGGAAATCCGGGTGCCGATATCGGCGTTGCTTGCTTCCATGTCCGGGTCGGCCTGTGCCGCCGGATCTGTCACGAAATCCCAGTCGTCGAGGACCGTCTTTTCGTGCAACCGACCGGCATCGTCATTGAGCCAGCGGTATTCGAAATTCGGGTCCTTCAGCGAGGGATCGACGTGGAGCTTGCGCCCTGCCCCGGAGAAATCTCCGTCCTGGCGGCGGCGCCTTGCGGTGCGGGTCTGCTGTACCCGCTGGGGAATAGGTTGTGCGGGGGCTTCGGCCTCATCCTTGCGGGGACGGCCGGGGCCGCGCTTGATCTGATCCGTCATAGTCATCAATCCTCGAAATATGCTGCTGCGTAGGCTTCCAGGTCCTTGTAGAGGCCCTGCGCCACGAACTCCGTGCCCGCCTTGCGGGCCTCTGCGGGGAGGTCGGCCGCCTTGGTCTTCTTGGTCTTGCCGGACCCGTTGCGGGAGCCGCTTTCTACTGTGTCCTTCAGGTCTGCCATGGTCCTCTCTCTGGGATGTTCGCCGGGGAAGGCTTCGGGGAACTTCTCCACCACGCGCTTGCGGGCGGCGGCGAGATGAACGGAAAGGTCCGCGTTCGGATTGTCGGCACGGCTCTTGTTGAACCGGGCATCCGCGACGGCCCTCATCTCGTCATCGGTCTTGAACCACGAGTTGGCGTCGATCCATGCCACCGCTACGGGGTCGGTCTCGGGCTTCTCCGGCTCGTCCTCGGTCTCGTCGAATTCCTTTACGGCTTCGTCGCGGTCCTTGTTCAGCCGATCGAAGGTGTCGATATCGCCTTCCTCGACAGAGGTGCGAATCTTGGCCTCGAATTCGGACTCGATCTTCTTGCGCTGGAGTTCCATCGCCTTTTTATTGGCGCGCTCCAGGCGTTCGTACCGTTTGACCTGCTCGGCACGCTGTTCAGCCAGCAATCGCTCGGCACTATCGAGGCGCTTTTGCAGGATCGGGATCGACCGGCGCCCGACCTCGACGAATTCTTCCGCCGAACGGTGCTCGTCAGGGCTTTTGCCCCGCGCCGTCCATTCCTCTAGCGATACCCAACCTTGCTTGCGGGCTTCGGCCTCGGTTTCCGGGTTGGTTTGGGTGCCGCCGTCGCTTTCATCGCCGGTTTCGACGACTTCTTCGCCTTCCTCGTGCTCGGTTTCGTCGGTTTCGTCGAGTAATACATCGTCAACCTGCTCTTTTTCGTCCATGACCAGCTTTCTACTCCAGAATTGCTGCGATATCCTTGTCTTTCACAAGGCGATACTTGTTGCCGTCCTTGCCGATGCGTTCCGAGCCGGCATATTTGGTGAACACCACCGTATCGCCGACCTGGGGAAGGCGTGAGCCAGCCGGCCATTCGTCATAGGTGAAGGCAAGGGGCGACATGTCGACGATCTGGCCTTCCATTTCGGCCATCTGGTCGCGCTGAATCACTTCGTCCGGCATGTAGATGCCGCCGGCTGTCTGCTTCTGGACCTCGCGCACACGCACGAGGACGTTGAACTCAATCGGCCTGATGCCGCTTTCCGTCATGAAGGCTCTCCACGTCTGCTAGTGTCCATTCAGTAAGCTCTTTCGCTAACCACATCCGCTCGCGAGTACGGTCGAGTAGACTCTGGTCCGCCGTCTCCCGGCTCAACTGCTTCACCAAGTACCCGTCCGCCAGGGTCTGCTGGTAGATCGACAGGCCCTGTAGGAAGGCTTGCGTCACCGGGTTGTCCTTCCACTGGTCCCAATCCTCCTGACTGATCCCCAGAACCATTGCTCTGTGCTCCCATCTGTTGAACGAGGGCCTGCAACTGGGCTTTGTACTGTTCCAATTGCGGACCCATTTCCGCCGCTTCGGCGGTGGCCAAATTCTTGATCGCCTCGGTGAGGATGCGGGTCGCTTCGGCCTCCATCTTGGCGATGACGCCGAAGTCCTTGGCGGCCTTCATCTGGCCGGCGACATCGGGCGCCGGGTCGGCCAGAAGTTCCTCGGGGCGGTCGGTGCGGGTGTCGATCAGGAAGCGTTTCATCGCTTCCTTGGCGTTGATGTGCGGGTGCGAGCTGATCTCCAGCATCAACTGGGCGCGGGTGATCTTCTGCGTGTCGGACGCGAACTTCGGATCGCTGACCGGGATGACATCGAAGGACCCGGTGTCGTAATCCTCTTGTGCGACCGCTTTCTGATCGTCGAGCACGGTGAAGTAGAATTTCGGTGGTAGCGTCCTTGCATTCAGATCGAACAGCAGTTTCAATTCCTGCTTGAGCGAGCGGTGGATGCGCTTGTAGATCGACGTGAACACCATCAGGCCCTGCTCGATCAGGGCTAGCGTGGTTGTTGCGGGTGTATTCTTTGGCGCCTCGCCGGTCAGGATGTCCTTCACCGACGCGACTTCCTTGGCGGCCTCGATCATCAGGCCAAGCAACTTGAACAGGGAGTCGGACGGGCCGGGGTGCTCGTGGTGGACGATGGACTTGCGGATATCATCTCCGCTCGCATTGATCTGCTGATATTCACCGACCTTCTGGCGGATGATGCCTTGCCTCAGGGAAAGCCCGTTGCCGATGAAACCACCACCTGCGTTTTGCAGCGTCCCGGCATCGAGCATCTGGTTCAGCGTCGAGTTGACCGTCTCATTGATCGACCTGAGAAGGGACCCGAAGCCGGTGCCGTAGAACCCCCCATCGGCCGCCGGCATGAACTGGTAGCGGACAAAATAGTTCTGCCGCGCAACCCGCTTGACCTTGCCGGCCCCGGTCAACTTCACGTCGTCGGCCGTGTAGTTGGCGACGATGCGCATGACCCGTTCCGACTTGACATGGACGATGACGATGTAGGGCTCGTCGATCTCGTCTTCGTCGAGGTCCATGTAGCGGTGCTGCTCGATGAACTCGTGCGGCGCCTGACTGTCGTTGCCGCCTTCCTGGGGAATGCCAAGATCGACGTTCAGCCACAACTTTGACCGCTGGTTCTCGGCTATCTCGTAGGGGTGGCGCTCGAACCGATGCGTGATGCGCGGACAGGTCAGCAGGGAGCGGGTGTTGTAGTTGTGGACGACGAGGTCGATTGCCGGCACGAACTCGATGCAGCGCCTGTCCTGCGCCTTGGAATAGTAGACCTTCTTGAACCCGGCCCCGACGATGGGGATCTGATGCAGGAGGGTGTCGGTGTCTTCCTCCCATTCCTCGATTTCGTTGAGGAGCTGCCACGACATGTGCTCCGCAACCCGGTCGCCCTTGCTCTGCTTTTCGCCCGTGGGATCGTCACCGACGATCTGCGCCTTGACCACCTTCGAACCATCGACAACGGCCGGATAGGCACGGGCCGCGAACTGCATCGCCGCCGTGGTGATCAGCGGGTACTTGATGTTGGCCGCGCCTTCGAACGGCCACGACTTTTTCTCGTGGACCATCTTGGCGAGGTCCATCGACTTTTCCGCGTCCTCCACCCAGTCGGATCGGGATTCGTCATCGATCTTGTACTCGCGGATGCACTCCCCACCGATACGTGTCAGTTCCTCATCGTCCATGTCGACGGCGAGGTTTGCCGACTCCATGTACCGGCGCAGCTTGTCGAGGCTCATGTCAGTATCCCGTTATGGCACTGCGGCCGGAACCACCGCTCGCCGCGAGATATCCGTAGAGGTCGGATTCCTCGTCGAAGATCGGTTCCTTGCGGGCAAGCCTGATGCCGGACATGACGAGATAGCGGGTCGCGTCCATGAGGTGATCGCGCTCCTTCACCACCTTGCCGGTCTCGTCGCGGCGATAAATCCTGATTTCCCCCAGCCAGCTCGTCATGGTGCGGAAGACTTTCAGCCGCCCCGATGCCAAGCGCTGGAACACGGTATGAATGCCGGCCTCCACCGCGTTGTCCGCCTTGTGGAGGTCGAGGCCCATGCGCTGGTAGACCACCAGCAACTGCTCGCCGTCCTTCTGGTTGCGCTGGTTCGAGGCCGGGTCGATGACGCCCGGTATCCATGATCCCCGCGCCTTGATGGCGTCGGCATGGATCGATGGTTCGGCTTGGCCTTGGTAATGTTCCGAGTACAGATAGAGCGTGTCGGATTCGCGGTCCAGCGCGCCCCATGCCGCCGCAGTGCGGTTCCAGCCCACGTCCATGCCGAACGCACGAGGCCAGTGATGAGGGATCTCAAAAGGCTCGACAACAAAAGCACCCTCGGGAACCGGATAGATAACACCGGAACCAAGGACAGGAATCCCGCGAGTGCGAGCATCGCGCTGATGCGGCGGGATCTCGCCCCACAGTTCTTCTTTTTCGCGGGCCGAGAGGTGAGGAACATCATCCCACGTCGCCTGTATGCACCATTTGCTCATGCGGCGGTTTTCTGCTAGGTTTCGGGGATGGCGAACAACTCAATGTGGCTTTACAACCGCATCACCGGCGACCGCATCAAGATTGCCAAGTTTTACCCATCAAGCGGGTGGTACACGGTCGGCTCGGAAACCATTGGCGAGCGCATGGATATAGGCTTTGAAGCCGACCGTGCGTCCGAAGACACAGACGCATGGCACGGCCCGACAAACTGGGTTGTTCTCTACGAATTCTCCGAAGACCCCGCACTTGAGATGGCAGACGGCTTCATGGGCGAGAAGCCGCCTATCGTCACGCCGCCTGCATCTCAGGCAGGAACGACAGCGCAACCTCCGTCAGGCCCTCCAAAGGCGTGAACGTGCAAAGGATCAGCCCGTTCGTCGTCATGGTACGGATCAGGCACTCGTCATAGATCGACTTCGGCGGTTCCTCGTCCAGCCAAACCACGTCGCGCTCCGTCCCCTCGAACGCTTTGCGGCCCTGCTCATAGGACTTGAACCCGACCGCAGACACCCCGCCCGAGACATGCTTCACCGTCGCGGACTCGATCGCGTTCGGTATCCCCGGCTTCGAAACCGTGTTCATCAGATTGTCGGCCGGAACCATCCCGGTCCCCAGCATCGACGGATCCCCCGGTGTGCCCAGAAGCTTCGCCTGCACGATATCCCGCGTTGTCCCGTTCGTGGTTCCGCACGCCCAAGCCGCCACAGGCCCCTCAAACCGCCGCCCTACCCACCAGTCCGGGTAAAGCCCGGTGAGGTGAAGCGTTACCTCGAAAGCCCCCACTCCCTCCGATTTTCCGGTACGATTTCCGGCCAGCATGCACCGCTCCCGGTGCTTGGCCCCCGCCGCGAAGAACGCGCAGTGCTTCGGGTACAACTCCCGCCTCAAGGGACCCTCGTCCGGGTAGTACGTCCAGAGCCGCCGCGTCATCACCCGGCGCTTCTTCTCCGCCAGAAGCCGCGCCAGTTCCTCTTTCTGTGCCCGCGAAAGGTTCTCTATGCCCATAGGGACCCTACTCCCCGGCCAAGCCGAAGATCAGCCGCTTCGCCGCCTCAAGCAGCCATACCGTTTCCGCCGAGGACCCGATCGACGAAGCCGCGTAAAGGGACCCGTCCTCGTTCCGCCCCACAACCACGACATGCTCAAGCCCAGCATCCAAGGCCCCGTTAAGGACCCCCTCGACCGGAATGTCCAAGGTCGTCTCGGTGTGAAGCTCAACTACATCGCCCATAGGGACCCTACCTGAGCCACTTGCGCATGGTGAACTCCCGCGCAAGCTCGATCAGCGCGACTTCCTCGTGACGGGTACAGCCCGCTCGGTACATGTTGACCTCTGACCCGCCGTCTGGAAGACGAACCTCAGCCACAACCATTACCCTCAGAACGGCGTCGTTGCCCTCGACATCATCAAGGGCCATCCGAAGCACAGATGCAGGCCGAACAGCCTTGTTGTCGTCGCTCTCACATTCCTTGGCGTACTGAAGATCGACTACATCGCCCATGCTCGCTCCTAAAGGGACCCGCTAAGGGTTTTTGTATTACGTAAACTCAAGGGGCTGGTAGAGGGATGGGACCCCCGGACCCGATGGGACCCGCGCCGATCTGCTCCGGCCCGCCGGGTGGCCGAAAAGGGACCCGCGAACCGGAAAGCCCATGCACCAGGCAGGCGCACGCTACAGCAGCGTACAGCCCAAGGGCACGGTCATTGACTTTGGCATTGGGTGCTGAAATGCGTTGTTTATCAGGTGCTTAGGCTATTCGCATAAGATGCATTATGGAATATGCGCACCGCACCATCAACGATATCAACGGCTTAGGTGTCTTTTGCCCCGTCTTGCGGTGCGGTATTGTGATCACATTCGAGCATTTCGGGCTCTTCGTGCTGCACCACAACATCGTACTCGCCATCGATCACGACGCCTGCCTGCTTGGACAGGGCTGCTAGGCGTGCGTCGAGCTGATCATCGGTCAGAGTCACCGAATGAGCGATCTCCTTGCGGTCCTGCCAGTCCTCTGCCCTGCGGTTCTTGAGCCAGAAGATAGCAGCCGTGGTGTCCGGCGGGTAGTGCTTGAGCGTCTCTGCCCGAATGATAGAGCCTTCGTGCGTGAATATCTTCTCCTCGGCGTGCGTGTAGCCCAGGGCGCGATGGTACAGGCTGCTGGCCACGTTTGCATCGGCTTGCCGCTTGCCTTCCTTTATGGCCAGACAAAAATCGGGATGGTCTTCCTTCCAGCGATTGACCGTGCGTTCAGTGACACCGAAGAAGTCGGCTATCTCGTTGTCCTTTGCCCCCAGTTGGCAGAGCTTGGCAACCTGCTCGTTCATGGTGTCCGGGTCGTAGAGAGATGGACGGCCGCGAGTGGTGGTTTCGGTATCAGCCATACCTAATGGCCCGTGCGGCGTGACGCTCGGCAAGGCCGAGGTTGAGATACGCCAGCCCTTCAACGTGGCCCATCTTCTTGAGCGTCCGCTTAACACGCTCGTCCACCGTGGCTATGAGATGTTCAGCGTGGGCCAGTTCCTCAGGCGAACGGCGCTTACAGTGGTTGCGGTAGTCCGCGAGACGAATGCGAACGAATTGCAGCGGCGTCCATTGTTTCATGGAGACGGGCGAGTGCGGGACGCTGGTGGCGTGCGACAGATCATGCCCACCGATGGCCACATTCGTCAGGCGCGCACCTTGGCTGCGATATTGAGCGATCAAGCGGCGTTCAGCCTCGTCCCAGTCCCCTGTCCATTCGAGGATCTGCATTTGCGGCTTCAGGCCAAGCCTGATGAGTTTCCGCAACCACGTATTGCGTGGTGTTCCCCCGCGATTGTTGCTCAGGCGACAGTGCTGTTGCAGTCGGCGCGTCGGCTGCTTGCTCTGGCCGACATAACGTGGGCTGCCGTCTCGCGGGTCAATGAGCGCATAAATTGCCACCAGCGGCTTTTTTTTGTGTTCTGTCGCGCTGCCGTCAGACATGGCTGATCTTGCACTCTCGGTTAATTTCGTATTTCATATTACACATGGCCATCAGAACACGTACAGTCGAGCCGGAGAAACCGGTTCCCAAACCCTCTCGTACGGTCAGGGCCCGTGGTGATGCGAAGCCAGTAGGCAGGCCACCATCAGGCAAGGTCGTTGTGTCGCTGCGCCTTGATCCCGATATCGTAGCGGCATTCAGGGCTACAGGTCCAGGCTGGCAGGGGCGGATAAACGAATTACTGAGATCTGCCATTATTAAATCCCCGCGCTGATATTGGGTGCGCTCATGCGGATTCGTGCCACAGCCCTTCAGGCGTGGTGAGATGGTCCAAAAAATAATTTCCGTGACGTGTTGACATGTACAGCCGCTCTACCTGCTGAGCTAAGATGGCGGAATTGGCGGAGGGCGGAGGAGTCGAACCCCTAACCTTTCGGTTCCCCTAGTTTTCGGGACTAGTTGCCAGCCTTCCCAGCGGCACCCTCCAATTTGGCGGAGGGAGAGTGGATCGAACACTCGCGACCTTTCGGCCGGCTACCGCTTAGCAAGCGGACGCTTTACCGCTCAGCCATCCCTCCGATGATGGAACTAGATGACGATGACATGGCTTGCGTCCTTGAATCGAAACGCCCCGGCCGGTCAGGCTCAGGGCGTAGTAATCCAGTGCGGTGAAAGCGGTTTGCTCCACCTGGGTCGGGTCGCGCCTCGGCTCCGCAAAACGGGCTGGCGACGGGTCACCCGATAGTCCTGATGCTGAATATGGGCGATTTGCCGGCATTCGTCAACTGCGGTTGAAACAACGGTGTTCACCACCGCGTGTGATGTAGACATTGCCCGGAACAAAGCCCTTCGTCTTGTCCCTGCGCTGCATCCATGCGCCCTTGCCCCGGCCGCGCTCATTCCAAAGGCCGGACCGCTGCCAGACCTGCCACCAGTCCCAGAGTTTCAGATCCCATTCGACGCCGCACCGACGTGCGTTCGCGCGGTGCGTGATGAACGCATACGTGGGCGTCGTGACCCGGCCCTCGCCGGCCGCCATCATCGCCTTGCCCATGTCGCAGAGAGATTTGTATTCTGCCAGAGAGCAGCCACGCTTTTCCCGGCATTGCCGTTCCGCCATGAGACGGCGCTTTGTCGCTCTGACCTTGGCGTTGACGGACTGTCCGCCGTCCTTGCCCGTCAGCCCTTCGGCCTTGCTGATGATCTGACGAACCCGTTCCCGCGTCACGCCGTATCGGTCACCAATGGCTTGCAGGAATTCCCCGGACTTGTAGCGGTACACCATGTCGGCCTCGCGGGCAGTGTCCGTTGTCCGTCCCGCGCCGGACCCCACCTTGCGGACAAACTTGATGCCGTGCTTTGAAGCCAGCTCGATCAGGTATCGATAGCTGATGCCCATGGCCGCCGCCGCTTCGGTGCGATTCAAGCCTTGTCCGGCAAGGCTCCTGAGCAGCGCCTCGCGGTCGGCGGCCTGGTTCCACATCTTGCGCGGCTGATAGCCAGTCCAGATCAGAATTTCCGTGTCGGTGAGTTCCATGTCTGTCCTTTCAACTGGCTTTTGCGAGCCTCCAAAGATCGATTTCCGCCGAGAAGGTATCTCCGAAAATGCTGATCAGGACTTGGGCGTGTTTGCCGCTGATTTCCTCAACGCTGACCGTAAAGTCTTGGTACGGCCCATCAAGGATGGTAACATCGTCGCCAACATCAAACTCATGGTGCGTCCTCATCCGGCGCCATGGCATCGGCGCCTTGCTGGCGGACATCTCGGCAAGAGCGGCAATGACGCCGGGTTGAAACCGATATGGCTCCCCGTTGTGGCCGATGACGCCCCTGAGCACGTCGCGGAACGTCGTCAGCACCGTGTACCAGGGCGGGGTTGGTGTCTCGAAACCGGCGAAGGCATAGCCCCTCATGAGTGGGTAGCGGACCTCGCGCTTGGCCTTCACGAAACGGTTCGGCCTGCGGTACTCAACCTTGAACGGGACCAGCACGGATACCCCGGCGCGTTCGAGCATGAACTCGGCATCGAACTCGCGCTGGGGGCGGGTCAAGAGGCAAAACCAAGTCGTCAAACGTCTATTCCCCATTGGCCGGCGCGTGCTCGTGACACGCCCAGACATACCCGTGTGTCTTGGTCGGTGTTCCGCTCGACGCGGGCTTGTCGCATTTCCAGCACGTCCTCGTCAGTTGATTTGGCTGTTTGCAGTCCGGACAGAAATGCAGGGTGTCTTCGGGGTCGAACGGGTTTGGCGCGCGGAGAATATCGTCCGCATCGCAGACATGCCGGCATTCCTCGCATAGCCACCTGTCGCTCATTCCGTCCTCCATTTCTGCACGGCCTCTGCCGGGACTCGCAAAGGCAAATACCCGGCTTTCAATATTCTCGACTGATCCTTCGGTTCTGAATGCACCATCATCTCGTTCAGCGCCGGGACAAGCCATCGCTGCCCAGCCGATATCCCGACCTCGTAGAGCCCGAACACGATCACCAGACCGAGCCCGAACCGGAAGCCGGTGGAGGTGGGGGAGGTCATAACTTGATTTCCAGTCCGGCTGTCCCTGTCTCTATCCATTCCCACACATACCGGGCGACAACCGATCCGCGCACTTCTTCGGCTCGCCAAAGTTGCTTGGAAGCGCCCACCCAATACCGCCAACTCGGCTTGCGGCCCTCATCGCGTGCGCTGGCCTTCGCGTGCCGCATCGCCGACCAGATTGCGCCGATGACGCAAGAGTTGACCGCCTCTTTGTCGGCAAGGTCCATTTCCCGAAGTTGCCCGGAATATTCCCCGATCAAGTCATCAAGGTCGGACACAAAACGGTTCAGCACGGCGCGCTGTTCGTCAGTCAGTTTGTAAGTCGGCGCGTCACCCATCTCGGTCTCCTATGCTCCGCCCCTAACAGAACCTGTAGCGGTCGCTGAACCGCGTATATGGACCGTCGTACCAAAGCTCGAGATCGGCGAACTCTTCCGCCGTTGCGTCAAATGCGATGGCGACCAAGCGGCTCAGCGGAGTTTCACCGATAAGCTCATCGTCGAATTCCGCGTCTGCACCTATGAACCGACTCGCCGCCGCGTCCAGCACTGCCAGTGCCTTTTCCTTCGTGACCGGCGCATCCCCGTTGCCGGCCCAAAACCCTTCCGCTGCTGCCGCCATTGCGCGGCCTACGTCGTGATTTCCCATATCGCCCTCCTATGCTCCGCCGTGGCGGGGTTAAGCCGCCTGCTCGGATGAACCGGGCGGCCATTCGCTCGGCACCTGCCACGACTGCCCCGGTATCGGAGGCTTGCCCTGGCGGCGTCGGTACTCGTTCCACGCTTCGAACGGCGGCGTGCCCTTGCGGATCTCTACCATGTTCTGTGCTCGGCGCATTTCCTCGGCGCCTTCAAGGTGTCCGTCATAGCGTTCGTATTTCAGATATCGGCAGGCATGGACCGGGCGGTAATCCGGGTTTTTTCGGCAGTAGCGGTTGAACCCCGGCAGCGACTTGATCGCCTTGGTGCGGCTTTCGTCGTCGACGTGCTGCCATTCGGCGAAGGCTTGCTTTTTCGACATGTTGGCGTCGGTCGGATAGCCCTCCCAGAAGGTTTGAAATTCGTCCGTGTACGAAACCCGCTTGCGGGCTTTCGGACGGCTATCAGAAGTGTTTACACTTCTGCTGGGTTCTGGGTTCTGAGTAATAGGTGGGGCATTGGGGGAGCTATTAGGTGGAGGATTTTGCTGTGGAATATCAATAATGTCGGCTGCGTCCGAATTTGCCGAATTCCACCTGTTTTTTGCAAACTTGCGTCCGACGTTGGCCCTTTTGCGGTCGCGGGTCATCCGCCGTGAGTAGAGCGTCCCTGCGCGATTGCGTGAGTAGACCCCCGCCCTTTCCAGTTCGCCTTTGATCGCGGCGATCTGGTCAGACGGGACGCCCGTCAGCAATGCCAGTTGATCGTCAGTCACGGGGTGGCCGTTCACCATCAGGTGCCCATAAGGTTCTGCCTCGTGCATGATGCAGAGGCACTCCATCCACAAGCCCCGAGCTGCAAGACTGCACATTCTCAGGGCCTGATCCGCCCGCCAATCGGACGGGTAGAATTTCATCCATGGCGAGGCGGACGCACTCACTCGATCCCCCGCCCGTACTCATGCCAAAAGTCGAGCGCGCCAGCGACTTCCTCGCCGCAGCCGTGCGGGTCTTTCCATATCTTCGATCCGGAAAAACGCATCGTGGTGATGTTCATGCTCTTGCAGAATTGGTCGCGGACGTAGTCGCGCTTGGTCTGGTGGATCGTGGCGTTGTGGAATTCGTCGCCATCGCACTCGACCGCGAGCCAATGTTGCGGGCCGTCCTGCTTGCGGGCGACAATCAGGAAATCAAGCCGGAAGCACGCGAACGGAAACTGCGGGATGATCACCAGATCGGCATGGGCGAGGTAGCCGCGCTCGCTCAGGTCATGGACCGGGAGCGGGTAAATCTTGAACCTCTCCGGGCGCATGAAACATAGGGCCACGAGCATGATGTGTTCAATCGGGCTTTCGCACTGGTGCGACATGCCGGCATAGAGAAGCTTCTTGGCAAGCTTGATATCGGCTTCAGCCTTGATCGGATCCACCCCGCGCTTGGATAGGTGTTCCCTAGCGCGGATCACGCCATCAGAGACGGCGCCGAACACGCGCGGGTCCAACTTCCCGCCCTTGTGGAGCACTGCGGCGGCGGCTTGAGCTAATGGGATGTGAGTGGCCATGGCTATTCGGCTGCCTCCAGATGGCGACACGCGTCGTATCGGCGAATGCCGTTCAGGACGGTGGAGTGGTCGCGGCGAGCGAAACGGCCGATCTGAGGTAGGCTCTTGTTGGTCTCGTTCCGTGACCGCCAATAGAATTCGGCCCGTGCATTTACAAGGTGCGGATCTCGCCGGGGACAGCGCATTTTCGTCAGCGAAATCTCATACTTAAGGCAGACTTCGGTCGCGATATCTGCTAAGGTTTTCTTCAGGCTGACGAACAGCCAATCGCGCTCGGTATAGGTTTCCCGTGGAGCCTTTTCCACAGCCTTTTCCACAAGTGGGGCGCCGGACTGTTCCGCTCTTTGGACATTGTGAAGCCGTGCTTCCATGGCGCGGCGAAAGGCCGGGTCAGACGCAGCCTTGGCCCGCACCAGTTGAATGGCAAGCGGGTCCATGCTCATTGTTTCATTTCCTTGGCGAGCCGTCGCGCTTCAAGGCCTATCCTGGCCAAGCCGTCAATGAGGTCGCCAGTAATGGACCGGGACCGATAGTCCTCTGAATGGACCTCGTAGGTGGTCCAGCGGTCACCGCATTTGCCGCACTCGCGACGGCGGCGGATATCGCCTGATTCCGTTGGCCGGCTGTCCTTCACTTCACTCTTGCCACCGCATTCAGGGCACTTCGTTGCTGACCGGCTCATTGTGCCGCCTCGCTGAGCGAATGGGGCCGGTAGTCAGCGGGCTTGCCGGGGTGAGGCTCCGGCTTGCCGAACATCTTGGCGGCATGAGCCGGGCAATACGAAACGCCCGGCTTCACAGGAAGGCCGCAGAACGGCGAATTGATCGTCGGGCGCTCATCGTGCCCCCAGAGCGGGAACCGGCACTGGTGCATTCCTATGGTGAGAATGGTCGGGTTCTGTGAGGTGTCCTCGAACACGGGCTCCACCGGTGACGGGGCTGGCTCCACCGGTGGCGCTACCTTGCGCGGCTTCTTTGCTGCGCGCACCTTCACCGCCTTGCCGTGCATCCCCTTGCGGCCACCAGACTTGCGGCCGGGCAGACCAAGAGCATGGGCCTTGCCGACCACGGCATTCTTGGTGACGCCCAGCGTCTTGCCTATCCGGCTTGCGGATATTCCGTAAGCCCAGAGCTTGCGCAGCTCGGACACCATCTCACCGGTCCAGTCGTTTATCTCGACCATGCGGGGCAGACCCAGGCGCTTGGCGCGATCGAGCACGGCGTCTATGCTCCTGCCCAGGCGGGCGGATATTTCCTTCGACGACCGCTTGTCGGCCCTCATGTCGGCGAGGATCTGGTCTTCTTGTTCGGTCCAGCGCATTACACCTCCCTCAGTTCGATATGCGGATAGCAAGCCTTGAAAACCCGGATGCGCAGCGAGTACGCTTCGGTTTTCGTCGGGCGGCTCTTCACGTCTTCCACCACTTCCGCGCCCTTCTCGGTATAGGCAAAATCTGCGGTATAGCGACCGATGCGAATACCGTTGATGACGAGCGGAAACACCGGCTGGATCTTGAGGTCGGATATCAGCCCGCCGCGCTGGAGAATCTTCAATTCTTCGTAGCGCCTCGATTCCTTCGCGCTGGCAAAGGTGATGCCGTCGACAGTGGTGCGCTTGGCGCCATATTTGTTGCGGCGGGCCTTCATGCTGGCGGCTCCACCCGCTCAAGTTCCCGCTCGGCGCGGATCAAATTCTTGTATGCTCGCTCAAACCATTTCCGTGCCGCTCCGGCTTGTGGGATTCTGAGAAGGGAGTTTTGTGCATAGGCGCGAGAAGCAGCGGTGAAATCACGCTCACAAGCACCGAGACGGGCGAGAGCCTGTTCAGCGGCATTACCCGGCAGAGGCTCCAAACCGCCGCCACGCACACCGCTACGCCTTGCTGCGGCTATCAAGTCCTCGTAGCCAAGGCGGGAGTCTAGGTGAGGGTCGTAGTGGTTCATGCCGCCCCCGCGAACTTGTCGACTTGGTGTCCCCATGCAGACCAAGATGGACGCCGGTCACGCGCGAACAGTTCCAGATACGGGCCGTCAACCAGTTGCTCGATCCGGTCACGCGCCTCTTCGGGCTTTCGGGAATGCTCGCGTCGCCCCGCGATGATCAGTTGCCGGACGGATGCGCTCTTGCGCTTCGGGGCGCCGCGCGTGAACAGCAGGCATTGTTCCGGGTTGCCTCGGGTCCAGTAGCCGAGACTGACGTGGAATCCACCGTCCGCCTTGGTCTTGCCCCACGTGAAACCTACGGTCTTGTAGGTAAAGCCCCACGCCGCGCCGACTTCGAGCGCCTGCGGCAACATGCAGTCGACAGCCCATAGGAACAGACAGCAGTCCTTGGCGGCAAGATCGGCCACCGGCAGGTCCATGATCGCTCGGGCGTCCATCGTGGCGTAGTGGCGTTCAGCCAAGCCCTTCTGGCGCACCAGTGCATCCGGCGCCCGGTTCTTGCCCTTGTCGGACCACGACTTGAAGGACCAAGGCGGATCCGCGAGCAGCACTCCGAAATGATTTCTGGGGAGTCCGGCGAGGGGGCCGTCGGCGATCAGCATTTGATAGCCTCCGAGAACGGGAAGCCGTCAACCGCCGCATATCGGCTACGTTTGAATTTGCCGGGGAACTTGTAGCCGACGGGGTATAGAGAGACCGTCTGCGCCACAGAGGCGATTGGCATATAGGCTACAACCCGAGCATCCAGCGCAACCAAAGCAACAACATCGCAATGGCTGACATTCAGGCGCTCGCCCTTGCCGCCTTTGCCGCGCCTGCGGACATGAAACACATAGACCATGTTGGGCGAGCGGCCCTGTGCGTTGGCGTTTTTGGGAAAACAGGTTGCCTTGACCTGGACGCGGATGAATCGTCCCCCAGCGTCAACCAAGAGATCGTACGGAAGACCCTGATCGCTGAGGAATGCGCGATACCCAGCCAGCATGAGGTCAGCGCAGACCAAGTGTTCTGCGGCCTTGCCGATATCAAGCGCGCGCGAAGGGTCCGCCAATATCGCTCCGAATTTTCCGTCAGGCAGGTTCACTTGTCCCCGCTTCCCTCTGTGCCGGTTAGGTGGTCAGGCTTCGCGGGCTTTGAGCATGGCGTCGGCGACCTGATATGCCTCGTTCACCGCTTCACTCATGCGGGCGGAACCGTAGTCGGTCATCCGGCCTGCAATGGCCTGCCCGGCAAACTGGTCCCGCAGGCAATAGCCCGCGTCTTCTGCGTGCTGATTGAGCCAAGCTATGGCCTGTTGCTTGGAATAGGTGCCGTCGAGCAAGCCCTCGACGATGGTTTCGATGCTGGGTATCATTTTGTCGTCCTTTCAGCAGGTGCCCACGCCTCCTTGAGAAACACGGTCGGCTTGCCGCAGTCCTGACAAACCGCCCACAGTTGATCGCGCTCGGGTCCAAGCCATTCAGGAAGGCATGGGCACGACTGCAACCAACAGCGAAGCCCGAAAAACCTACCCATGTTCCTGCACCCGGCACGCCTCTAGCCGCCCCGTTCCGCCGCACATCCCGCACGGCTGGTAGCCCTGAACGGGGATCGCGCAGTCGCCGCGACACTCGCCACCAGCCGACAGATTGCCGCAGCAACCAATGTCAATGATCGAGTGCTGGCCTTCGCCGTTGCAGTCCGGGCACTCCATCAGACCGACTCCGGGTCAAATTCGTCAGGCCAACCGCAGTTCGGACAGTTGTCCGGCGCTTGGAAATCCTCATCCGCCAGATGCCACGGGGCAGCGATATGCTCACCGCAGACTTGGCACCACAGACCGTGTTCGTTCTGTTCGAACTTGTGCGCAGTCATCCCGCCATGTCCGTCGTCAGAGAAGCCCGCGCGCTTCATGATGTCCCTGCATTTGTAGAAGGCCCGCCAGCCCGCCTCGTATTCAACGCTGGCGTCATCGAACAGCGGCTCGCCGTCGCGGGCGTCGTAGAAGCCAAAGCCGTAGTCAGGGTGCTCCTGAATGCTCGCCTCATTCATCGTGCCTTCTCTTTCTCCTGAACCTTTGCAAGAAGGTCCGCAGCCTCAGCCAATAGGCCCGCAGTAACAGCATCCGCCTGTCCTTTGTGTTCTTCGATTTCAAGCGTATGCTTGGCGTTCAACACCACGCGTCGGACCTCCGCCAGATACGCCCCCCTCAGTTTCGCGTACCATCCGCCGTCGCATGTCTTTGGCCTCCGCGACGGATGGAAAAAGCTTTGCAGCCGGGAAAACCCCAGCCCGTAGGTCGAAGCGATCTGGTCCAATGCCACCAGCCTTGAGCCGACACGAACCGCTCGGTTTGAGACCAGTTCGTCGGTCATCCGGCAGGCGTCATCGATCATCGCCTCGGTACTCATCGGGCCTTCCTGTTCAACATCTTTGTACGGATCGTGCGACACGTTTGAACGTCCTCCATGCCAAATTCATCAGCATGGGAACGGTTATTCAGTTCAGAGACTATTTGCCCGAGGCTGGCACCAAGGGCGTTTGTGATTTCGACGGGCCGGGAGGCTATGTGTACGCTGTGGACGAACCCATAGCCCTTGCCCGGCCCGCCTGTGCGGCAGTAAAGCCGAGCAACCGGAAGCCTGCCGCTACCTCGTTGGTTGCCCCTACTCACGGCTTCATCCGAGGGGCGAGCAGCGTGTCGCATCCCCCGTCCACCGCTTTCGCTCGGGATTGTAATCTCGCGGAATTTGTTTCGATATCGGAGGCAGCGGCGCGCGTGTTGGGCCGCTTGAAAATGGGGGGCGACGGTGTAGCGCCGCCCCCCGAGGTAGCGCAGCCTAGGGAGGAAAGCCGCGCAGGGGTGTTGGCCTCCAGGAATTTCAGTGGCGGGGGGGAGGTTCGCGAGGTCCGGCTCATTCCGGCCCTGTTGCCCCTCCCCGTCTGTTGCTCCGATTGACCGGCCAAAAATGCCCGTGAGCACACGGCCTCCCGCACCCCCGGCCACGCATCGGTGCTTGGTTCGCCCGGACGCCCGCCAGCGCCCGCTGAAAGGTGGAAGCGGGAGGGATTTCATTACCAGCCCAAGCCCGGCATATTGGCCACCAGCAGCACGGCAACTGCCGCAATGCCGGATATGGCGGCGGGGAGTGTCATGGGGACACCTTCACGCGCGCCGGTGCATTCGGCTCCGGCTCAAGCATGTTCAGGAACACCTCGATCGAGGTCGTTTTGACGGGGCGGAAGCGGCGGACATACCAAGACGGTTCGTGCGTCCCGCTCAAATATTCAAAGCCGGGGTTGACTATTTCCACGAGCCGAACGTGCGGGGCCATCCAATAGTCGCACCAAAGCATTTCCCGAACGGTGTAGACTCTGCCCTTGACCGGAAGAACCTCGTGACCACTACCGCCCTCGAAAGCGTCGTCGACGCACACCACCTTCATGCCTGTACGGAACATCGGTTCCTCCCATCAGATATGGACGTAGCCGGTCATTCGGCGGACCGCTTTAACGCGTCCCAAATTGCACGGCGCTCATGAGGCTTGGTGTTGCCGTGTGGCTTCCTGCCGAAATGGGCGTTGCGGCGAGCGGCACGGTATGTGTCGGCAGGCCTCGGGCGCTTGGGCTTACGGGCGGGGGTCATGCGGTGGGCTCGCACTCAGGTGCCGGGAAAATGTCGGGGCGCAGTGCGTGAAGCGGCACGCCACTTGCCGCACTGACTGCTTGGCAGTACCGCGCCGGGATAGCTCCGCGCTTCACCCACATGCTGACCGCGCTGCGCTTTGCGCCGACTTTGGTCGCAGCAGCAGACTGGCCACCAAGCTTCGCGATGATGTCAGGAATTGAAATTTCAGTGTCCATGAACAAGGAACATAAGCCACCTTTGGTGGCGGGTCAAGAGCCATATAAGGTGGCTGGCCACAAACGGTGGAATCCCGGAAAATCCGGCACATGGACAGAGAGGTCGATCAGATAAGCTTCAAGGCCATCGGGCTCCGGCTGCGCCTGATCCGCGAGCACATGGGCAAGGATCAGGGCGAGATGGCCAGCCTGCTCGGCATGACCCGGCAAGCTTGGAACAACAACGAACTGGGCGTGAAGCGGATCAAGATCGACAACGCTACGCGCCTATGCGCCATATCCGGTGTCACAACCGATTGGATCTATCGCGACGTGTGGGGCACGCTTCCAGTCGATCTGGCGGTGGCCCTTCGCGAGCGCATGGACGCCGCAGCCTAATCCTTCTGCGTCAGCGAAATTACGTTGTTGGCGCGCTCGCGCGGCACAGCCAGGTAGCACCTGGCGATTTCATAGACATAATCGAGGACTTGCCGAATGTCCTCCGGGTCGTCCGGCAATTGCGTTGCGATCTGAATGGCCAATCGTCGCAATGATCGCTGTCTCTTGTCCGCCGTCTTTGAGTTCATAACCGAGCCCCCGGTCTGCCTCTAGACGCCCTCCAGCACCCGCAATGAGTGTGACTCCTCGCTACAGTTCGCGCAACTGAAAGCGAAGGAATTTTATCGTGAGCCACTTTTGGTGGTTGACGTGCCACTTTTGGTGGCGTATATATAGTCCCGTACCACACACGAAGGAACGGGACATGCTGAGCCGGACAGAAGACGCAGACAGGCTTTTCGATCTGGCGAAGCGGCTGCGGGACGAGCACCGCAAATACGCGCGGCTTTCCGAAAAGGCGCAGACCGCCGAAGGCAAGGCATACCAGAGGGTGAGCGTCGACCTGCACCATCAGGCGCATCACATCTGCACCATCGAGGCCGAGATACACGCCGCTGCCGTTGACGCCGGATTGGCCGACCTCCGCGAGCCCGATCATTACCGCGAGCGCACTTGGAAGCCGGATGGCTGGCACGAGTATCGCTGGACGCCAGCAAAGCCGCGCGACCTCGCCGACGCAGCAGCCTGAAGGGAGACGGACATGGCGAGCAAGACGGACACCAGCCCCGGCACGAAGCTTGCCGGCATCTTCAAGGGGCTTTGGCAGGCCACCGAAGAAGAAGTTGCCCGGCTGGAAAGTGCCGTCGCGGTGCGAGACCAAGTGCTGGCAACCGTTATCACCAACCTGCGACACGGCGTGTCCGTGCCTGACGTTCTGAAATGGTGGGACGATGAGGGTCGGGCAATGGTGCAGCGGCACCCCGCCGCGATGGCGCAGGGGGCGCTTTTGGAGGCGTTGAATTGCCGCAGCCTGTTCGCAAACCCTGATGCCATGCGCACTGCCGCCGACGAAATCGACTGTTGCGGCGGCCCCATGCGTTGCGAAACCGCATGGCACGAGTGGGACACGAACGCTAGCGGCTGCCGGGCGAGCGAGCGCGGCGAATACTGCCCGAACGATGTAGCGGAGACGCTGCGCGCTCTGGCGAACGTTGCCGAAGGGAAGAAGCCATGACCAGCAAGACGGGACTGGTAAAGCCGCTGAGAGTGACCACGCTCAACGAACTGGAGGGCCTGTCGATAAGAGACGCGAGCCGGATGCCAAGTGCGCCCGATCTCGCTCGCTGGGGAGATGCCGGACTTTACCGGATCGATGTTCATTTCGATGTGTTCCGGCTGACCGAAGCCGGCCGCGCTGCGCTCAATCAGGAGGAGCAGCAATGAGCAGCAACCAGCACAAGACGTTCCTACTGCTCCACGTGGGAAACGACGGTGAACACAAGGTCGACGCAACAGTGACCTTCGCTGACGACTACAGCATCACCGGCGTTGAGTTGTTCCGCAACGGCGAAACGCTGACTTGCCCGGACTGGCTCTTTCAGATTCTCGCCGACGATGAAGACCTTTACATGGAGATTTTGAAGAGATGACCAGCACCTATCTGGAACGCGACCGCCGCACCGAAGAACATGTCCGTGTCGAAGCCGTGATCCGGTCTGTCGATGCCGCCGGCAACTGGCCGGTGACGACTGCCGACAACGTGTTCGATGAGATCGAGCGGCAGCAGGACATCTACAAGGCCGCACTGGCCATTCACGAGGCCAGCACAAAGGCCCTTGCTGTCCTTGCCGAGCGGTCCCGCGAACATGCCCGCTACGTCACCTGCGATCAGGAATGGTGGGCTGTCGAGATCGACGGCAGCCACGAAGACACGTTTTCGAGCACATTTGGTTGTCTGCCCAAGGCTATAGAGCGGGCACGGCGGGAGGCGGGACGATGAACAGACAGAAGGCTTTCAACAAGGTGGTGAAGGAACTGCTGAGGCAGGGTCGCAAGTCCATGGTCGGCAAGTCGTGCCGCTACCGGGGGGCTGACGGGCGCAAGTGCGCGGGGGGCTGGCTGATCCCGGACCATCGGTACAGCGAAAACATCGAGGGCAGTTGCCTGAACTATGAAATTGCCCGGCGCTGCATCAGCCGCGCATACGGCCCGGTCAAGCACGAAGATATGGGCTTCATAGGCAACTTGCAGATCGTCCATGACGAGCACTCCGTCGCACGGTGGCCGACTGAATTCCGCGCCATCGCAAGGAGATACAGGCTCAAACTGCCGCCCGAACTCGCCCGCTAAGCCGGGAGTCACTGACATGCCGACGCGATCAGAAACCATGTGGGCGGTGGTGGACCGCCATGGTCACATTTACTCGCAGACGATCCAGCCGTGGCGCAGTTGGGCCATCAGGCACAGGGTCTCGGGAGGTGTGGCGGAAGAACACACAGAAATCATGGCCCGGTGGAAACCTCTTCGCAAAGCCGGCGACCGCGCCGTCAAGGTCACAGTGACATGGAGTGAACCGGAATGAGCGAGAGGAAAACACCGTGGACGGAAGGCGAGTGGCAGCGAAAGGGGCACGCCATAGTCGCATATGGTCGGGGAACAATCGCGACATGCCCGACTGTCGGCAACGGCGGCGTTTTCGAAAGCCTGAGCAACGCCCGCCTCATCTCCAAGGCTCCTGAGTTGGTGGGGCTACTGGAGCGGCTGGTGGAAGGCCCGCCGCATTGGGACAAGGATGGAATGCACGAGGAAGACCTTCGGAATGATGCCCGCGCCCTCCTGTCCAGCCTTGCCGGGGAGGACGGACATGGGTGAGCGACTGACAGAGGCGCAACGGGGAGTGTTGTGCGAGCTTTGCCTCGGCCCTGGCCAAGCTCAGTATTTCCCCGGCGGATGGCTTCGACCGCTCGACGTGGGCGGCAGCAACGGCAGCCATCATTCGCCGACGCTAGGGGCTCTCGCAAAGAAAGGGCTCGTGCAGTGGAAGTGGCGCGGCTGGCCGGACCCCGCAGACGGCGAGAACAGCGGGCCGGGACGCGAAACGCAACGCGGCGCCAAGGTTTACCGCATCACCGAAGCCGGTCGCGAAGCCCTCAAGGCAAGGGAGCCGGACAATGGGTGAAACCGAAACCCTTCGCCCAATGCCCGGAGACGACCTCTCCTACTACCTGGGCGATGAAGCGAAATGTGCAACTCAGGAACAGTGCGACGAACTGGAACGCAGGTTTGAGGAGGCGGAGCGCGCCGCACTCAAGACAAGGGGAGACTGACATGCACACGAACCTGACCGGCCGCTATTCCAGCGACGAGATCGACGAATTCGGGGCCAAGGGCGAACTCTATGTTTGCCCGTTCTGCGACTACCACGGGCACGTCGATGACTTCGGTGATCAGTGCCCCACATGTGACGCCGACCTGACGGAAGATGACCTAAGCGCGCTGATGCCGAGCGAGAACGCGAACCACGGTTGACCAACACTGAGAAAGAACGAGAGGAATTATAGCATGAACGCCATCGCAGAACGCAAGGAAAACGCCGTCGAGACAATGCCGGCCGCGTCGGAAGCCGGCTCACTGATGGAAGTGATCAGCCGCGCGGCCAACGATCCGAACACGGACGTGGACAAGCTCGATCGGCTGCTCGGCATGTACGAGCGCATTACCGCCCGCGAAGCTCAGATCGCATACGACATAGCGATGACCGAGGCGCAGGCGGAAATGGAACCGGTGCACAAGGACGCGGACAACTCGCAGACCAGCAGCAAGTATGCCTCGCACTCTGCCCTGGATATCGCCATCCGGCCGATCTACACCCGCCACGGCTTTTCGATCAGCTACGATACCGGCGACGGCGCACCGGCCGAGCACGTTCGCGTGCTGGCCAATGTGGCTCACCGGACCGGCCACCGCAAGACGCACCAGCTCGACGTGCCGGCGGACGGCAAGGGCGCCAAGGGCGGCGCCGTGATGACCAAGACGCACGCTGCCGGGTCGGCCCTAACCTATGGCAAGCGCTATCTCCTGCAAATGATCTTCAACGTCGTCGTTGGTGGCGACGATGACGACGGCAACGCCGCATCGGACGCCCTGCCCCGGATCACCGAGGCCCAGGTCAAGGAACTGCTGGCGCTCGCCGATGATGTCGGCGCCGATCTAATCAAGTTCTGCCGGTACTACAAGATCGACAGTTTGGCCGACATCAAGGCCAAGGACTTCGACGCCGCGAAGAAGGCCCTCGAAGCCAAGCGGGTGACGGCATGACTGAAACGAAAATCACCTCCATTTCCGTCTCGTTCGGCGGGACCATCAATCTCGGCAATTTCAGCAACGCCAAGGTCGATATCGGCGCATCGGCTGATGTTGGAACCGATGGTCCCGAGGCCGCCTATGACAAGCTTCGCGAGTTCGTCATGGCGCGGGTGCGCGCTGAATATGCCGCGATCAAGAAAGGGCAGGACAATGGTTGAGCAAGGTTCGCCCGAGTGGTTCGCTCTCAGACTCGGCAAGGTCACGGCTTCCCGCGTCGCCGACCTGATGGCGAAGACGAAAACGGGCTGGGGGGCAAGCCGGGCCAACTACGCCGCGCAGATCATTGCCGAGCGGCTGACCGGGACGGTTGCCGACTCCTACCAGAGCCCGGCCATGCTTCACGGGATCGAGACGGAAGCCCTCGCAAAAGCCGCCTACGAGTTCCACACGGACGCCGACGTGGCCGAAATCGGGTTCGTGGTCCATCCGGCCATCGCCAGTGCCGGCGCCAGCCCTGACGGCCTTGTGGGCGATGACGGCATGGTCGAGATCAAGTGCCCCAACACGGCAACCCACATAGACACCCTGCTCGGTCAGTCCGTGCCCGGAAAGTATCTGACGCAGATGCAATTCCAGATGGCGTGCGCCGAACGCACATGGTGCGACTTTGTCTCGTTTGATCCCCGAATGCCGGAGTCTATGCGCCTGTTTGTCAAGCGGGTCCACCGCGACGACGGAAGGATTGCAGAGTTGGACCGCGAGGTCCGCACATTCCTGGATGAAATCGACGCGAGAGTTTCGGAACTGCGGGCGAGATACGACGCCCGTGATGCACAGGCAGCAGCGGAGTAGGGAAGATGGGCCGCGCACTGATCGTCATCAACACGACCGCAGACCGGGCCAAGGCGTCCAACTGGATAGCCAAGGCTCCAGCGGGAACGCGCGTCGAGTTCAAGGCGGCCAAGCGGACCCTGCCTCATAACGACCGCATGTGGGCCATGCTGACGGACGTTGCCCAGCAAGCCCAGCACTGCGGCCGGTCCTACACGCCCGACCAGTGGAAGGTGCTGTTCATGCACGCCTGCGGGCGCGAGGTCCAGTTCCTTCCCGGCCTTGACGGAACGACGTTCATCCCGTGGGGCCAGTCGTCATCGGACCTTGGCAAGCACGAGATGACGGAACTGATCGAGTTCATCTTCGCGTGGGGCGCCGAGCATGGCGTGACATTCAACGAACCTGGGGAAGTGGCGGCATGAGGCGCGAGTTCCCCACCGCCGTCAAGCGTGCCGCTCGTGACCGTGCCAATGGCCGATGCGAGACGGACGGCTGCGGCGTCGAATTGCGCGACGGCGGCTATCACTACGACCACGACTTGCCTGACTGGATGGGCGGCGACAACAGCCTTGAGAACTGCGTCGTTCGATGCACGCCCTGCCATAAGGAAAAGACGGCCAAGCGCGACGTTCCGATGATCGCGAAGACAAAGCGGCTCAGGGACAGGGCGACAGGCATCAAGCCCCGCAAGGGCAGACCGTTGGACGGCTGCAAGGACAGCCCTTGGAAGAAACCTTTTAACGGACCAATGGAGAGACGGACATGAAAAAGCACCATGCAAACCGGCTGCTGAAACTGGCGGCGTTCCTGAGGGAGCTGCCGGCGAGGAAATTCGACCTGAACCAATGGGTTACAAAAGGCAACCCGATGGAGGATCATTGTGGCACCGTCGCCTGTGCTTGCGGTTGGGCGACGGCGATCCCGTCGTTCCGAAAAGCCGGTTTCAGACTGGACCGTATCATGCTTCCCAGTGGCTATATTCGCCTTTACCCGACGTTTGCAGGTCAAGAGCAGTTCGAAGCCGCCGCCCGGTTCTTCGGAATCAACAAATCCGCTGCCGAGTTCCTGTTCGATTCCGACGAATACCCCAGCACCCGTCGCGGCCCCAAATCCGTCGCTGCCCGGATAGAGAAGTTCGTGAAGGCTCAGGCCGCATGAGGTTGGACGGAACACGGGAGAAGTGGAGATGAACAGATACGAGTGGTTGGACAAGAGGATTCCGAAGGTCACGGTGCCGGAGGGCAAAAGCGGCGATTGGGAGGTGAGGCGCCATGAGACTGCGGACAGCCCTATCACAGCATTTCGCGAGAGGCATTTCTGCCCCGGCGTCTACACCCAGTTGCGGCGCAAGGGCGCGCTCTGGATGTCCGACACGCCAGCCGAGCGAATGGACCACCTGGACTTCATCCGAGCCGCTAAAGGGCATGTGCTGATCAGTGGGCTGGGCATCGGTGTCTGCATAGGTCCGGTCCTCGCCAAGCCGGAGGTCGAGAGTATCACGGTCCTCGAGATCGCGCCGGAGGTAATTGAATTGATCGCCGGGCACTATGCGGACCCGCGCCTGACCGTCGTCGAAACCGATGCGCTTACGTGGAAGCCACCGAAGGGCATTCGCTACGGCGCGGTCTGGCACGATATCTGGCGCGATATCTGTGCCGATAACCTGCCGGAAATGCACACGCTCAACAGGCGATACGCCCGTAAGGCCGACTGGAAATCCTGCTGGTCGCAAGATCTGATCCGGCGATACGAACGGCGCTACGCATGAGCATCATCCACGACCACAGGGCTGTAAAGGCCGCTCTGGACCGGCTGGAGGGGAAGGGAAAGCCCAAGTCGAGGGGCGGAGATGGCTGCCCCACCGGCTGCGGCGGCACGCTGATAACAGTGTCCGTCTGGCCTCTGCATTTGGTGTGCATTGCCTGCGGGCATCGGGTGACGTGATGGGCAACGGCTACAGGCCAGCAAGCAATACGGAGGCAGGACGGACATGAACGAGCACCTGAGAGCGATGACCTTGGGCGGATTGGCTAAGGTAGGCGTCACCGAAGACCGCATCAAAGACCCTACCTTGTTGCCCGCCCTTGATCAAACCAACGCTGCACGCCTTCTCGCCCTCGCCAAGAGCATACGGGAGCGGGGGCTGGCGCATGGGAATCCGCCGCCTGTTGACGAGTTCGACAAGGCTTTTCAGGAGATCGCGCGCCGAGACGATCTTTATGGAAACAGACGGATTGAAGCCGGTATCGCAGCCGCCCTCGAAGCCATAGCCACGGAGGCCAAGACCAATGAACGCTGACCTCAAGGAACTGGTGGAGCGGCTGCGACGCCACGAGTGCGCTGCCCGCGAAGCCGCCGCCGCCCTAGAGGCCCAGGCACGCACGATAAAGGGGCTTCATGGGGCGCTGGAGTTGGTCCTTCCGCTCGCGAAGGGCTATGCCCCGCCCGATCAAACAGTCACCGCCAAGGCGACATGCAGAAGTTGGATCGCTGCCGCTGAGGCCGCTCTCGCCCTAGCAGAGCCGAAGTCATGAGCCCCCAGCGCAGGGCCTTCAACCGCGAGATGCGCGAGCTATACCGCCTGTCTCGCACCGTCGAGGACGACAACGAGGACGTGCTCGTGCGCGGGCTTGCACAGCCGGAACGGGACTGGAAAGCCGAAGCACTTAACCGCCAGGAGAACCAAGATGCGAGACACGTTCGACAATCTTGAAGCCATCGAAATGATGAACCGCTGTAAGCAGGAGATCGCGGGTCTGCGTGCTGAGATCAGCAGGCTCAAGCCCAAGGCCGACGCTTACGACAATATGGCCACGATCCTGCGCTTGCTGCCACAACCCAGCGTCGGCATGGGTGAGGATTTGGTGTGGGTGCTGGACAAGCGCATCCGGGAGTTGACGCCGAAGCCTGCGGAGCCCGCGCCATGACCACCCCCAAACTAATCGACCGCCTTGCCTCCAGCGACGCCATGGACGCACCCCTGTTCCGCGAGGTTGCCCGCGCGTGTTGGATCACGCTCGACCCGGACGATGACAGGCTCGCGCGGCTGATGGAAATGATTCTGGTCGGCGCATGGCGCGATGCCTGCGCCGAGTTGCAGGCGGTGGTGCTGCCGGGCATTCGGCGCGACGTGATGAACGCACCGGGTAACCCGGTAACTGTTCTGATTCTCACCGAACAAACAGCGGTAGCGTCGCACCCGACATCAGAATGCAGAGCCCACCTGATCGCCATATTGAGAGCGAGGGAGGCGCAGGGACATGGGTGAGCCCACCACGGCAGTGCAGCCAAAAGCCTGCCCCACCTGCGGAGGGCGCGGCCGGTACTGGGAGACGCCGTTCAACGGCGAGGCGGAAACACGGGAAGTAATCTGCTGGCGTTGCGCGGGCAGTGGGATCGAAACGAGTCAGACGATGGGAGATGCGCGCCATGAATGACGACCGTGATGAAGCCGGGGCGCGGGAGATCGCGCACGCTGAATACGGCACAGAATGCCGCGACCCGCATGTCCCTGGAACTCGCTTCCTACCTATCCACGGAAACAACTGCAACGCCCTGACCGCCGCCATCATGTCCTACGGTGACGCGAGAGCGGCGGGGGAGAGGGAGCGGTGCGCGAAGGTGGCGATCAGCCATGCGTCGACCCGCATTGATGCCGATATCATCGCCCTCGCCATCCGCGAGGCAGGGGACTAGATGACGCACCACAGACCATATCCGCCAGATTTTTGCGACGCCGAAACCATGGCCTATCTGCTCGATATGTCGTCATCGACGTTCCGATCTCTGGTGGCCGATGGCCTGCTGCCGCAAGGCGTCAAGTTCCGAAATTATCCACAGGCCCCGCGCCGCTGGAATCGTGTCGCTGTGCTAGAGGCCGTCAAGGCGATTAACCTACCCCCAAAAGAACGGGATGATCCGATCATGAGGGGGATACTCCATGGGCAGGAAATCGATGCTTAGATTGCCGCCATACGTTCATGTTGGCAAGACCCGCCATGGACGTATATACTACTACTTTCAACGACATAGGGGAACAAAAAAGGCTGGTCCCTATGTTCGTTTGCCCGACGATCCGAAGTCGCCCGCGTTCTGGTCGGCCTACGAAATCGCCAGTGGGCGCAAGGTTGAGACGCCGACCGATGCCGGCACGTTCTCCAGGCTGATCCGCGAATTCAAGGCGGACCAGAAGTACACCAGGAAGGCGGATGCGACCCGCCGCGAATACGACCGCTACCTGCTCGACATAGAGCGCCGCATGGGAAAGGTGAAGGTCCGGGATTTGCAGCCGATCCACGTTCAGGCGATGCACGACTCCATGCAGGCAACGCCGGTCGCGGCCGACGCTCAATTGTCGGTGCTGCAAACCCTGATCAGGTGGAGCATCCCGCGCGACTACAGGACCGACAACCCTTGCCTTGCCATTGAAAGGAACGGACAGGATGGAGACGGACACGAGGACTGGCCGCAGTGGGCGCTTGATCTTGTACAAAGACACGCGCGGCATGATCTGGCTCGCGCGGCCAGCCTTGGGCTCTATCTCGGTCAGCGACGGTCGGACGTTATCGCCATCACGCGAGCCAGCCGAGTTGTCGTTCTCCTCGATTCTATTCCGCGACACGTCGTCAAGGTAGTCCAGAAGAAAACCGGTGATGCCTACCTGATCCCGATGCACCGGGAACTTATCGCCCTTTGGGACAGGTGGATCGTCGAGGACAAGGCCCGCAAGGTCGTCCCGGCGGACGGATCGGATCTGATCGTGTTGCAGGCAAACGGGGTGCCGTTTAGCCCCGACACGTTCGGCGCGGCCTGGGGCCGGGAGATGAAAAAGGATTGGGCCAAGCCGATCCGGGACGCGGGGCTGACGTTCCACGGGCACCGCAAGAGCGCGGCGGTTGTGTTGGCAGAGGCAGGCGTTTCGGATCAGGAAGGCGGTCGCATGATCGGGATGAGTGCCGCCATGTTCAGGAAGTATGCCAAGGGCGCGAACCAGCTCAGGGTGGCGGTCGGGGCACTGGCGAAAATGGAAGGAACGGGAGAATGACCGAGATCGAATGGGCCATCACGATCGAGGACGACGCCGATTTTGTCGGCGGCACCGGCAAGCACGCGACGCTGTTGCAAGGTGGCTGGCCCGGTGTCGCAATCCACTGCTCGGAGGCGGCGCGGCAGGTGGCTGAGGATTATTTCGACACGCTCGACCGCCGCTGGGATCACTGGTTCGGCGATAGCCCGGAGGCTGCTGTTAGGATGCGCATTTACAGCCCTGAGGCCATCGCAGGCGACTACCTCGTTGATATCAGATTGGTAACGAAGGCGCGGGCGAGAAAATTGGAGGTTCATCCGAAATGACCATCTCCACCACCATGCTTCGCGAGTACTCCGACAAGGCTTGTTTCGTCGATTCCGAGGCTCGTGAAATTATACTCAAATGCGCCGAAGAAATCGAACAGTTGAACCGGGAATGCCGTGCGTGGGCCGACGCCTTCAATAAGCATCCGAGCAGGGAACGAGAATTGATAGCTAGGTGGGTGCGAAACGCTCCCATCCCGTCTCATTTTGCCACGGCTCTTGCCGATGAAATCGAACGCGGCGCGCATCTTGACCGCGCACATGTAGCGAGTGGAGGCGGCGATGACCGCTGACATCAAGGAATTGGTGGAGCGGCTGCGGAGGATGGCGGAACACCGCGTCGCCGTCCCTAAAACAACAATGGTGAAGGCCCGTGGTCGGTTTGCTGACCCGACCGTCGATGACCCGGTGGAGGGCCAAGCCGCCAACGCCCTAGAAGCCTTAGCTGTTGAGCGCGACGAAGAAAGGCAAATTGTAGACCGCGTTTGGAAGGCCCTCGGGATTGAAACTTTTGAGCAAGCGGGTGGACGCGAGATAAGCGAAATTGTCGCCGCACAGCGCCACGCCCTAGAGGCACAGGCACGCGAGATTCCCCGGCCGGATTGGGAATCGATTTACGAGGACTGCGCGCATAAGCCCGACCGCGATCAGGAACTCGTTTCCGTCACTCGCGAGACATTGCGTCTGGCGCTCCATGCAATGACAGCGCGCCAGCGCGACGACGCCTACCACAACGTGGCGGCCGGGGTCAGGGAAATCAACGCCGCACTCAACGCCCCGCACATTGCCACGGTGCACGAGTTGGCGAACGAACTGGCCGGGATGGTCGGGCTGGTTACGCTGCTGCTGGCGCGTGATGACATTACGCCTGCCCTGCGCGAAGTGCTGAACGAGAACCACCGCGTTGTGTCTGCCCGCACACTTCTGTCCCGCAACACCGAAAGGAAACAACCATGACCACGCTAGCTTGGCACCGCACCGGCCTGCTCTTGAAGTACGAGAACGGCTTTCTGCGCATCGAAGACCTTAACCCGGAGATCAAAACCGATGTGCGGTTGAGCCGCTGGGAGATGCTGACAATGGGGCTGCGTTGTATCCGCGCGGCACTCCGGCCATGACCCCCGCTCGTGCCGTGGGCGACAGGTGGAACCGTATCCGCACAGCGCCGTGGGATGGTCAGGATTATCTCCTGACGGACGGTAAGCGCCGATGGATATCGTCGCGCCAACACGGGCCGAAGCACCGTGACGGGGCACCGACCAGCGGGCGTGACTTTTCGGTTCCCAGTGGCGCTCGGTTTCCAACTCATTGGCAGACACTGCCACCGCTGCCGAGGAACGCCGCATGAACGCACATTGCGTTACCCATTGCGTTACCTCCGGCCTTGACCCGGCAAAAGCCGTGCTATATCAAGGCGCACCGTTGGGGACTCGTCTAATGGTAGGTTATGCGAGCCTACTCAAGACCCGCAGAAAACCGCAGTTTTCCGCCGCCCCGGTTCCTCAATCACCCGCCGATATGCCCCGAAATACGCCGCATTGCGTTGCGCATTGCGTTACCTTTTCCACCCTCAGGGAGACGTGAGATGAGCGAGACATATGATTATTATGACGACGACACCGACGAACTGGAAGACGACGAAGCGTGGCTGGATTGCGGCCTGATGCAGAACGGCCAGTGCCTTAAGGCTGGCAGCGAGGAATGCGACTGGGAATGCCCGTACAGCCGTGGGGCGCACTACGCCGGTAGTGATCTCTGGAACAAGAGACATGACGCTGGCGTCCCGATAGATGGGTGCGAATGTTCGGAATGTAATTCAGCGCGATCCAAGAGGACCACCCATGACTGAGCGCACCCCCTATGAGGTACTGGTGGAGAAGGCGGCAAGGGCGCTCTGGCGACACAGGGAGGGCGACTACGCCCCGAATGCGACTTGGGAAGGCATTGCGGGGTACAGCCGGTGCAAGTACCTATCCGAAGCCGCTGCCGCTGTCGACGCCGTGCTTGGGGAACTGGGGGAGGTGACGGGGGAAATGCAGGAAGCGGGCTGGGAAATGAGGGCGAAGCTAGGTCGCCTAGAGCGAAAGGCCGTGGTCGCCCCCATCTACCGCGCCATGCTGGCGGCGAAGCTGGGGAGGGAAGGATAAAACATGTTCTGGGATAATCAGGGTATGGGCCACGAAGAAGACTTCAAGCGGGCTCGCGAAACCCGGATCGCACTCAAGAAGGCGAAGGCCGAACTCTCGACCCTCAGAGCGGAGAACGAGAGACTGAGGGAGGCGCTCAAAGCATGGCTGGACGCCTGCGTTGTGCAAGTCAGGATGGAAGGACCGATCGTGAACGTCGCCTATGGGCGGGTGCAAGTGGCCTACAAGATGACGTGCGACGCGCTGGGGACTGATGTTGCCTGACTGGAGACGACCATTTGAAGGCTTATCTGACGACACGCTTTGGTGCGCTCGGCAAGGCGCATGGGAGACGATGAAATCGACGTGGAATCCATTCCGATTCCTGTGGGCGTGGTTCCTTGTCGAGTTGCTGCACCGGGAATGGACGCGCCGTCACGGTTCTTGGGATATTTTCAATCATGCCTGACTGGTCCGACACCGCCAGACAGGAACACACTACGACTCTTTGGCGAAATATGGTAGGGTTTTAGGATGAAAAACAGCGAATTCTCAGCGGTCGGAATTAAACCCTATGCGGTAGTTGATGGCGTCGTGGACGTAAACCACGGGACATCGCCAGAGGTGTGGGCTGTCCGGCACAAGTGGCGTGGCGATGACGGGAAAATTCGAACGACATTCGTCGCGGAACTGCAAACTTCGATCTACGGTGAAAGGGCGGAACTGCTGGCTCGCGCGTTCGCCAAAACAGCAAATAGCACCCGGCTAATTTCAGGAGATTATGACATGCAGAAAGCACCGTCCGAGAACCTTAAAGGCGCCTTCAACGCCTTCGATGTGGAAGCATTTCTCGACGACTACGAGTTTTGCCATGACAGTGGCGACGGCCACAAGCCGAGCGATGACGAGCGGGCGCTTCTCACCGACGCACTTCATGGTGCGCTTAGTGAGATTGAAGAGCGTGCCCGCCTAGCGCCACAGCACCGTGATGCGGGGCTTGGATCAACTCGCTGAATCTGCTATAAAAAGCGGGCCGGAGCGGCGCGTCAACGCCATCTCCAGCCCTACATTCCACAGCCTGTTACGGAGGCCGCAAATGCCCAAGAAACCTATCCGCCAGCCGTTCTACTCGCAAGAGCATGAGTCGTGGGCAATTCCGCTCACGCAGGGCGTAATCGCGCTGATTGACGCCGACATGGTGCCGATCTTAGGGGAGCACAACTGGTATGCTAATTTATGTTGCGGAGCGTGGCTTGCAAAACGTAATGGGCGCGGGCACGACAGGCGCACACATCTTATGCACCGCGAGATTATGTCTCCGCCTGACGGTCTGATGGTTGATCATCGCGTGCACTACGATTCCGACATAAAGGTGATCGATAACCGTCGCGCGAACCTGCGCATTTGCTCAGCATCTGAGAACGGTAAAAATAAGCGCCCGAGCGGGGGGAGCAGTCAGTGGAAGGGTGTACAGTGGGATGGCCTTAGGAAAAAATGGAAGGCGCAGATCACGGTCAACTTCAAGACCGAATATCTCGGCTATTACACCGACGAAATTGCCGCCGCTAAGGCTTACGATAGCGCGGCGATATCCCTGTTTGGAGAGTTCGCCCTTTTGAATTTTTCAGGATCGGACATGGAGGATTGAATGGCTTTGAAGTGTCACAGGTGCCCGGAATTCATGGGGTGCTGGCCACAGTGCCGGTTCCCGTCGATGTCTTGGGCAAGCGACGGCAGCGACAGCGAGCCGCCACAGCACGTCGTCGAGTGGGAACGCTATATGGATATCGAGGCTGCGCGCGAACGAATTGTCACCCGCCCGCATCGCTCATAGGACCGCCAAAACAGCCGCAACGGCCTCTATGGCTACAACCGGCACCCATGTGGTAGGGTTCCAGGATGGAGTGCGAGCAATGAAGTTTATGCTTTTCCCAAGATCAGACGGTTCAGTTCAGATCGGCACGCAGGGGCTGCGTGAACGCGCGCCGACCGCCGATGAAAAGATTGATCGCCTGGTGCTGTTCCTAGCCGAGCGAGGCATCCTGTCTTCGTACGATGTGGAGACCATCAAGGCCCTGCTGGCGGACCCGGTATTCGAGGAATAGCCCCGCCTAGCCCGCCACAACACCGACGACAGCACCAGCGACCTCGATCAGCCCAACCGGCACCCAGCACTCGACGTGCTTCCTGCGCCCCCATTTCCAGATTGCGAGGCCACGAAGGAAATCAACCTTATTGTCGACTTCCTCAGCCTGGGCGATCTCACGGACGATGACCGCAAGCGCGCCCATATGAGCGGATTCCTGCCAGTCCATGCCGAGCAGGTAGTGGGAGCCGGCAGCGACGACGGCGGCAAGTAGGGCGTGAAGGGCGGTGTCGATCATGCCATCGCCCCCGCGATTGCGACCGCCCCCGCCCACGCCACCCAGAAGAAGATGATCGGCCCGAGCGACGCCCACCACGGAAGCATATTGGCGTATCCGCCGTAGGGCACGCCACCTCCATCTAGGCGGGGCCAGACCATGTAAAAGCTCCATAGGCCGCTCAGGATAATCGGCCACCACATCGACGAATTGGGCATGGCGGCGACGGAATCAGTGATGGCGGTCATTTTGGGCACCCCAGCGCTCGGTAGGCCGCGTTGTGACCGCGCAACTGCCGGATCGTCTCTGGCGTGTCCGACTTCACCGGATCGCCGGGGACATGGCTGTAGGTTTGGACCCGGAAGCCTTTGCAGGCCACGCGGGTTCGATCGACGCCGGATGTGAGCGGGTTCTGTCCCGCCGACAGTTCGATGCCGGACTTAACGATCGACATCCCGCCCGCGATTATCGGAATCGCGTTCCCAAGACACGCTGTCTGCGTCAGCAGCAGTATCCCGAGCAGCGTCCATTTCAGCGACTTTCGCATCATCTTCCTTCTCCGCTTGGGCCACCTGCGCCCGTCCACGAAGCCAGTCGCGGATCGAGCGCAGGATGGAGGCCAGATCGAGCAGGCCCCGAAGCCAGTTCATGGCTCAGGAGCCCAGCAAGGTTGCCGGGGCCTTGGCGCGCATCCGGCCAATGATGGCCATGACGGTGCCGATAGCGCCGCCGATCGCCTGAAGGGCAGTCGTCACCGACGTGCCGACTTCGGACACTTCACCGGGCGTGACATCGAGCCCGATGAACGGGCCGACAGCGGGCAAGACGGTTGACAGGAACGTGACGGCGATGCCCCAGAAGGTGAGCGATTTGCCGATCCACTTTGAGTTGTCCATGGTGTGTTTCTCCTATGGTGAGGGGTTAGAACTTGCCGATCCGGGCAAGGGCGGCGGCGAGACGAGAAGCGGACTCGTCGATATCGTCGGCAAGGGCATGAATCTGACCGACGCAGTGACTTGCCGCCTTGTCGGCACGCACCTGATCGCCAACGGGCTGCGGCTCTGAGCCGATCAGGTAGTCCGCGATCCGCTCGGCTGTTTCCGCCATGTCGCGAAGGCGGGACGCCTCGCCGTTGAGTCGGTTCAACGCATTGTCGAACTGACCGACTTCACGCAGTTCGGTTTTTGCTTCAAGTGTGGCCAGAGCCATGGTGTGTTTCTCCGTGAAAAAGCCCGCTGAAATTGCGGGCGGGTGAGTTGCTGAAATGAGTTTGTTCGTATACTGTTGGATGGTCTGGCGGCGGCGGTTTATCCGCAGTCAGGTGGGCGCGAAAGCGTCAGTCGTCCGAAGTTAACGGTGCCGGGATTGGCCACCCGGAGCCTTGAAAGAGAGGATAAGACTTCGGAACTCGGTCGCAGGCTGGACCGCCCGCCAGACGCTAAAACAGCCCGAACACCTTGGCGCCGATGATCACGGCTGGAATGCCAACACAGGCAGCCAAGATCAACCAGCCGCTCCCGTCCTTCGGGCCGGAGGCGGTGAAGGCGGGTTCCTCGATAGGGTCGATCTGTCGGGCGATTTCCTCTGAGGCGGGGGCAGGCTCGGCAGGGGGCGTGTTCCACAGGTCGGCCTCCATCTTGCGCCGCGTCGTCAAGCCTCGCAGGACAACCTTCTTGCCGTTCACCGTCGCCTTGTTCCACTTCGCAATTTCGGCCGGCACGGCATCATAGTTGCCCGCGTTCAGCTTCTTGGTCAGCGTCGCCTTCGCAATCGCTCCGGTGTTGTAGTGCCACGAGACCAGCGCATCGAACTGGTTCTGATTGAGCGGCACGTGTACGTTCAGCGTGACTTCGGCCTCGTACTTCCGCAGATCCGTTTCGAGGATATACTCGGCTTCCTCCTGGTTGATGGCCATGCCGTCGCGAACGGCCGGGGCACCGGCGGCCGACGTATGGCCGTAGCCGATTGTCAGCACACCCGCCGAATCCCGGTAGGCTTTCAGTTCGATGCCTTCACACTTCTTGATGAGGGCAAGGCCCTTCGGTCCGATGTTCATTGCCGAATTCCTTGTTCTGGTGTAGGGTGGCTGGGATGACCGCGAAGTTGCCGATGCAATCGATCAGCGATGGAGGCGACCATGACACCCGGAGGCTAAAACCTCCGCCCCAGCGGGCCGCTCTTCGGGGCGGCCCTCGTGTTTTCGGCCTACCCATCCACCCCGTATTTTGCTATGGTGGGAGTTGGTTCTGGCGGCGGCGTTGAACGAAACGCAGCCGAGAGGGACTTCGGGAGCCCTCAGAGCGGGGACAGATGCGACTTCCCCTTGCCAAGCCCGGCCCGCCAGACCTACCCGTCAGCCCTTCGGTGGCTGTTCACAGCGCCCGCCAAACCGCGTCGCCCAGCAATACGATCAGGGCGATGCACGCGAAGGTGCCGAACACGAAACTCAGAAGTTCGACGATGGTTCGGAGGCTCACTTCTTCTCCCCCTTCGCCTCGCACGGGACCAAGGGCAACGCGCTCAACGGCATCGGCAGATCAGCCGGTCCGGCAACACACGGCACCGGGTCTGTAACCACCAGCCGTTCCGGGGCGTCTATCGCATCGCCGCTTGCGGGAGCAATGGTTTCCGTCGACCAGTTGAAGGCGGACTTGTCGCCCTTCTCCTTCTTCTCGCGGTCCGCGCGGCACTTGGCATCGTCCGCCGCCGGATCGTAGGCAGAGGCAAAGCAGAACTCCGCCAGGAACTCGCGGATGATCGACGCCGGAATGGCGAGACCGAGGAAGGTGGTGGAACGGTAGCCTGCCGCCGGAACGCCGATCAGCTCGCCGCCGTCATTGTACAGCGCCCCACCGGACGACCCGCCGGCCAAACCGCCGCTGTACTGCAACATGGGCAGCTTTTCGCCCAAGGCCCATGGGAATTCGAAGGTACGCTGGACGGACGAGATAATGCCCTCAGTGACCGTGGCGTCGAGCAGGTTGGGGTTGCCTACCGCGAAGGCGTGATCGCCGCGTGCGGCCTTGCTCGCCTCGCCGGCAACGCGGCTGGAGAGCGTCTGCGGGATGGTATCGGCACGGATTTGCAAAAGTGCCAGGTCGCGGGTCTGCTTGTGCGCGACGATGCGGGTGACATAGGTGGCCTGCCCGACCGTCTCGAAGCCCTGATAGGCCCGCTGGACCACGGGCACATCGTCGAGCTTCTCCCGCTTCACCTTCTTGATGACGCCCTCGCTGTCGGCGACCTCGCGTTCCGTGGTCTTGACGAAGGACTCGATGCAATGATGGTTGGTCAGGATCAGCTTCTGCTTCAGATCGATCAGGGTGCCGGAGCAGTTCCGAGCGACAATGAAGTTGGTCTGGTCGATCTGACGGTTCATAGCGTCCCGGTCCCAGGCGAGAGAAGCGGAACACGCAAGCACAAGGGTGACGACAGCCGCGAACAGCGTCTTCATGGCGGTTTCCTTTTCGGGATGATGGCCCCGCAGGGCCGGGAGAACGGCGTCTATCTGTTGCGCCGGTATTTCAGGACGGCTAGAACGATTTGCACCGCAAACCATGTGACACCGGCCGGGGCGAGCATCTTCTGTGCAACCGGGTCAATCCAATCCAAGGCGTCGATCCACCACGGGCTTGCCGTGGCCATGCCAGCCAGGACCAGAGTCGTCTTGTGAAACGGGCCTCCGTCAGAGACGATTTCTATGATCTGTTGTCGCATGGTGTCTCCGGGGTGGCGGGGCGGGGGAAAGGTGGTAGGTTGCGCCGATGTACACACACGACTTCAAATTCAGGTTCCCGATGGCCTTCAAGGGCGAGCGGGATTATGTCACCGGCGCCGATATCGTCGCATTGGCTGTTGAACACGCCGCGCCGAAAGGCCCGTGGCGGATCGACTTCCGCAAGCCCGTCACCCACGCGCTGACCGGGACATGGGCGACCGGGGAAGGGCTTGCCCATTACCGCAAGGCAGGCGAGGCCGATGTTGTGCTGACCACCACCGAGGATGGTGTGGAACGCTATTTCGTGCTCGGTCAGGATCGCGGGAAGCCGGTCACCGATCGCGTCCCTTACGATGAGGACGCGGTGTCAGCCGGTGCCGTGATCGACGGCGACATGATCGTGCAGGACGCTCCAAGCGGTGTTGGCACCATCTATTACCGGATCGTGGCGTTGAACAAACGCCTGCTGAACGAAACCATCGAACTTCACCCATGGAAGTTCACCCGGTTGGAGTGTGACTTCGTGCCGAGCCACGAGCAGTCGATCCGCATCCTGCGCACCGCCAACATGGGCGTCCTCGTTCATTCCGAGATCGAGGTCGACGGCAAGTATCTCGGTACCATCGACTTCATGCGCTAGCGGAACGATGCCGCCGACATGACGTGGAACGTCGGCGAGCCTGAAATATCGGCCTCGATAGCCTGCCCGGTTTGCGCAGCAGCATATGACTTGAAGCCGCCAGAGTGGCAGATTGTCGACTCCATGGCCTCGTCATAGGATTCGTCTACACCCGTCCACGTAAAGATGGGGGGCGTGCCTTCACCTACCGCCACGGCGACAATAAATCCGCCAGCCGGAACGTCGATGGTGTCGGTGAGTGGGTCGCTGCCGGAATCGGTCGCCGTATCGTGAGCCGTCGAGGACGACAGTCCAGTGACCTGATATAGCCCGCAGCCCGCACGCAACTGGCTGTTTGCGTAGGTCACGACCACATCGCCGGATGTTCCGGTCGGCACCGCCGCGATGAAAATAGCCGCACCGTTGTAGACCGTGGCCAGAAGCGCCGTCGTGTTGATGACTTCGGTCGCCGTCACGCCGCCAATGGTGACGGACGATATGGCTGCGCCGGTCCCGCTGCCGCGCGTGCTTGGTGTGGCGATCAGATATCGGTCACCCGCCGCCGCCCCGAAATCCAGAGTGAACGTGTATGTAGTGGTGTTTGTTGGATCGACAGCGGAGTCCGTAAACGCGACGACGGGGGCGCCTCCGGCCACAGCCCCGAACCCGCACAGTTGCGTGACGGCAAGCATCAGACAAAAAGCTCCGTGACCTGAATGAAGCTTTTCGGAATCGCCCCGAGAATCGGGTTGGTGGTGTCAATGGAATGAACGCCGTTGATGTCCAGATTGATGGCGGTCGACGCGCCGGCACGGAACGAAAACGTGATCGAGGACGTGGAACCGGCAACCTGCCGATATCTGAGTGGGCTTTCCCGCGCTCCGTTGATCAGCATGTCATTGATGGTTGCGGTAAGGGCATCGGACGTGCCGACCTGGAATAGCGCGGACGTGACGGTTGTATCGTTTCGAGGGGACAGAAGGGCGAGGGCTTCGATGTCCAGAAGGTTCAGCGCATTGCTGGGCGTGATCGCCCGCGTCATGTACTCGTTCCCCTCCGTGACCTGGGGGATAGTGGCGTCTCTCGGCATGACCGTGTTGGAGCCGGATTTGGCCGAATATTCGGTCCTCGCCTCCTGAACGATATCGCCGGTAACGGGGACACCCGGCCCCACCGTCTGAACGGCGGTCGGGGCGTTCTCCCAGTTGCCGGCAGTCGATCCGGTCGTGATGTCGAAATAGCCGCCGATCACGAGCGCCACGCTGGTCCGCGCCGTGGTGGAATAGACCACAGCCGCACTGTCGGCCGCGCCCGCCCCACCTTCCGCCGTGGTCGTGTGCAGGGCGAACTGCGACGGCTTGAACAGCGACTTGCCATTCAGGGACCGCCATGCGCACAACTCCGCAGTACCCGCGTTGTTGATGAAGCCCATGTAGATGCGCCCGGCTTCGTCGGCGGTGAAGCCGAGCGTCGAGCCCGCCGAGATCGTCATCGACAGCGCGGACGTGACCGCGACGAACGAGGTCGCGCTGGTCGTGAGCGTCGCGCTTCTGAAGCCGATGCGGACCGGATCGGCGGTGGAGGGGTCGCCCCCGGCCGCTGTCTTGAGCGCAATGGTGAGGACGTTGGCCGCGACCGTGACCGACCAGCTCGCGTTAAAAACCATGCCGGCCTGATGCGAGAACGCGGCGAATATGGCCGTCGCCGCCGCATCGCCATTGCTGGCATCGGTGAAAAACACCGAATCCGCATCGGCGGGAACGACAGCGGTTTCCGCGCCGGAGAACAGCCCGTCCACACCGCGAATGACAAAATCGCCAATCGCGGAGACGTACTCGATTTCATAGGGGTAGTTGGCAATGATGGTATCGGCAGCCAAAGCAACGCCACCGGCCCGCACGATATCGACCACGCCGATGGAATTGACGTTGACCGTCACCGCTGCGGTATTGGACGCCGCCGCGATAAACCGGAACCGCTGGCCATTGACATAGGCGGCAGGTGCATCTGCGGCGGTGAGCAGGATGGCATTCGCCGTGCCCGATGCGGTTCCGGTCCACCGGATCGGCCGGGCAACTTCTTCCTCCGCATTGGCGTTGTCGCGGGACCATATCTCCACGTCCGCCGCCGTCTTGAGGACGAACTTGTAGTCCTCCGGCTTGACGAAGATCGAGCCGAAATAGCCGTTGGCATCCGACACCAGCGGATTGGTGTTGGCGCTCGACAGGGCGTTGTCGGAATAGGTGGCCAGATTGGTCGTGGTTCCGGCCTCGTAGGTGTAGAGCTTTGCCCCTACGATCACGTCACCACTGGAATTGATGGCCTGATAGCCGGACAGCCAGTGCAACTGAGCCATGCACTTTTCCTTTGCGGAATGTCGGGGGAATGCTTATGTGTCGGGAATGGTCGACGAATTTCTCAAGGCAATGGCCCCAATCATGGCGGCCAACCTTCTGACGGTAGGTATCGTGGCTTGCTACGTAGTGAGGGAACGGCGCGAGCGCGAAGGCAACGGGCACAGCATCGACACTGTGATCGCGTGTGCCTTCACCATCATGGGCCTGCTGTTTCTCTACTGGGGCATGACCGAATGGTCGTTGACCCCCGCCCCGGCCCCTACAACTGCCCCCGGCAACTGATTGACGGTCGGAACCGGAGCCGACACGTTGCGCCGGGCCTGCATGGCATTCCTGCCCCCGGTCAGCAGCGGCAAGCCGAATTTCGCCGCCAAGCCACCTTCGATCCCGAACGAGGTCAGCCCAAGCATTCCGGCGAGATCCGACGACGTGCTTTTCAGGGCGTCCATCACCCGATACCCGGACCGGGACGGGTTCATGGCTTTAGGGTTCGTGACCAGCGCCCGCATCGCACGGGCAAAGCGGCGCATCTGCGCCCGTTCTCTTGGCGTGTACAGCACCTTCGCCATTGCCGAGCCCTTGCCGTCCACGAACTCCGATATGGTCTGGGCGATGGCCTGAGGACCGGGTTGCGTCTTGCCTTCTGCGTTGCGGGTCATTTTCAGCCACATGGCCTGACGCAGCGAGTTGATCGGCTCGGAGTCCGCGCCGAACTCGTTCCTGAGTTGGGAGACGACTCGCACCGCCCGGCCCGATGCGCCAGTCTTGGATACCCCCAGAAGATAGTTGGTCGCCTCTATGGGGTCGGTATCGCGTTCGATCATCTTGGCAATGACGGACCCGGCATCATCTCCGGTCTGTGGCGTCGTCAGGGACCTGTAGTGCGACCACAACCCACGGGCGCGCTTCAGTTCGGCAAGGGCGGCTTCATCGCCGGAGAACAGCGCCGTGTCGACCGCCGCCTCGAACCAGCCGTCATAGGCCGCCGTGATCTTCTTGACCAGCCGGGCATCGTCCGACCCCGGAGCGCCGCGATTGCGCTTGACGACCTGGCGCAGCCGGTCGAGCCTCTTGAGGGAAACAGCGAGCACATCGCCGTCCTGAGACCTGATATTGCCCACCCAGTCCTCGGCACGGCGCAGCGCAAAGCTGGCGGCCGGATGCAAGGTCGCGTCGATGACCTCGCCTTCGGCATCGAGCACGTTGCGGATGAAAGCCGGAACGACCTGCACCGCGTCGGCGTCGATCGTCGCCCCCATGGCTTCGGCCGCTTCATAGGCTCGCCTGCCCTGTTGCTTGAGCGACGCGGCACGGCTCGTCAGGGCCTCCACAGCAGCCTCGCCCGCTTCCTGGGGCGCGTCTATGGCCGTGCCCCCAAAACCCCGCTGTAGCGTCTCCTGTGCCCGTTCTGCGGCGTCTGCGGCGGTCTTGTCCTGTTTGGTGAGGACATTCGTCGCCACAGTACCCTTGGAACCGTGCCGGGCGGCTTCCTCGAATGCCTGCTGGCCGATATCGCCGGTGGCCTGTCCACGGGTCAGCGGGATATCGAATTTCTCTGCCGCCTCGACGCCTTCACGGGCGGCCGGGTCAAGCCGGCCAAGGTTGCGCGCCTTCTTTCCCGGCAGCGCACGGGCGACCAGCGAACCACCGGCTTCGGCAACCGGACCGAGAACGGCTCCAACCTTCGCCCCCTGCTTTGCCCCTTCAAGGCGTTCGTCTGCCGTGGTGCCTGCGCCTGCCCCGTAAAGACCGCCAGCAGCAGCACCTTCGACCGAGGCCGCCCCACCACGCATCAGCACGCCGCGGCCGGCATCGACCGCACGTCCGGTGAGAGACAATCCGCCTTTCAGCAGCCCCGCCCCGGTCCCGACACCGCCGGCCACCTCGGAACCGAGAAACAGCCACGGGTGCTTTGCCCGTGCGGCTTCCATGTTGGCACGCACTTCGTCCAGCGTCTCGTCATAATCGCCGGCAAGCCCGAAGCCGGTGCGGAGTCCCGCCTCGATCTCATCCGACGTGTTGAACGTCATGCCCTGAGCGGCACCGAAAGCGGCGGCGTCCATCATGGACGGGTCGGTGCCCCCCGCCATTGCGGCCGGAACCGGCTCGGCAGCAGTCTCCGGTTCCGGCTGCGCCGCCCGCACCCGAGCCTTGGCGAGCGCGATGGCACGCTGCTGCTCGATGCTCAGTTCCATAGAGCCTGTTCCTCGGGCGTCATCGCGTCCCACACTTCCGGCGGCACGCCATCAGGAGCACCGGCCGGCTGCCCCCCAGCCCCCTTCAACTGCATATAGGCGCGTTCGAATTCCGCGTCGTACTGCGGGTCCCGGATCGTCATCCCACGCGTCAGAAGGTTCTTGCGGATTTGGAGCCCAAGCTTGACCTCATCGCGATAGGCATCGACCGCCGCCTTGAACTGCGTCGGGGACAGATCGGAATTGACCATCGAGCCGCGCAGCATCTCCAATTCCTTCACCGGGGCAGCAGCACCCGTGACAAAG